TAGGGGGTGTACTCACGCCACTTTACACTAACAACATGTTCTGTATTAAGCAACGCATCTAGAGCCTCTAAAAGCTCTTCTACAGGCTTCTGTTCAACTGTTCGTGATGAGTAGTGATGCACTTCACCATCAATTTTTCTACCTAGTAATTCGCTCATTTACCTTCCTTTAATGTTTGATTTAACATTTCTTCTCTACCGATAAACTTATTTCGTTTACCGCCCATCCAAGCCTTGCAGTTCATACAGTCAAGCCAATCGCCAGGGCTTGGAATACAGCCTAAATCTTCTGTGATATGGTTTTCTGCAATTTGCCTTACATTAATTTTCTTGTTCTCAGAATTTGTAACGGTGTGACCAAACACTTCTTGACAAACCCACGGACCCTGAGTATGATGAAACATAGCTCTATGTCTTACATCTCCATATGATCTTTTAGATTGATCTATGAATTCATGTATTTTGATATAATCTTCTGGTTCCCCGCCAAAATGCCTAGCAGATGCCTTAGCATGTTCATATGACTGAGCCATGCTAAGGCCACAATACTATTGCTTTTTCAGGCTCTTGGTAGTCTTCCTGATCGCTTTCTGCCCATCTTTTACGTTCGTCAATGTCGTCTGGATGATATACTTCAACTTCATAATCATCTGAATAATGGGAATAGCTAAGTTCACAAAGATGAGCAAACCCATTACCTTCTGGATCACGACTAATAAGAACCTTAGTGTCTGGTGGATATTCTTTAAGTAATTCAATTAACTGATCTACATTCATGCAAACTCCTTAGACAAATTTAATCTTTTTCCCATAATTGACCGTAACTAGGGCATCTGCAAGCTCTGGGGCGTGCTTAAGAACAGCAGCTACACTTGTGCTACGTCGCTCTGTATCAGCAACTTCAAACACCTTCTGACCATCAATAGTAGCTTCTACACTAGCACCCATGATCTTGATAAGTTCAACCTGCTCCTTGTCTACTTCTTCACGAAACTTACGTGCTTCCCGCTCCATCTTACTAAGCTCTGCACGCTTGTTCTGAAAAGCAAGCACACGATCTGCCATATGATCCAGCTTGCGAGCCATGATATCTCCTAAGGTAGTGTGGATTGTATAAATAGAAGCCTACACTACCCCTAAGAGTCTGTCAAGCCCCATGCGACGGCTGCGGATTCTTGCTGTTCAAGCTCTAACTCTGATGCTTCCAAAATCACTTGTTGTAATGTCAGATCAATAGGATCTGTCCTAAGGTCACCGTCAAAGTTGATATATTCGACATATGCACTAGTAGCTTCATATAATCGTTCAATTTCATAAATGCTAATTAGCTTATCTACGTTAACATGTCCATGATTCCTGAGTACTAATGCTTGATTTGCTAGTCGCATTTCATCTGTAATAAATTCTGTCATTATTCACTCCCAAAGATATCATCTGGATCAAAACTATTAACTGCTTGTTTTTCCAATGGAATATTATTCATGCGGCAGTAGATTTCAATCTCTTGTTTTTTGTGCGGCATTGTAAAATACATATGCTGCAATGCCTCTCTTATTAAATCCATAGCTATATTATATCACTTCAGTGAATCTGGAACAATAAGACCATTTAGAGGACAGTGCTGTGACTCTGGCATAAACTTATTGCAAGACCAACACTGCCTAGCGTCATAGTCCAAAGCAATATCTTGCTTTTTAGATGAACAATATTCAATCATTCAATTACAGCATTCATAAAATCAGCTAAATTAAGGTAAACATCTGTTTGATCTTCTTTACCCAAGCCATTAACATAATCAATTACAGTATAGATTTTAGTATAGAAACAAGTTTCACAGTGTCCACCAGACTCTTCTCTTTCAGTTAAATTTGTTACATTGGCAATACCATTTGGAAACCTATATGGATAGTTCTTTAATAAATAAATTTTTGCATCTTCATGCAGTGAATCTTTCCAAGACATTATTTATACTTTCTTTCTGCCGCGTCATATCCGGCACTATAGCCTCTAACATAAGATCTATTATCTAATACTCCTCTAATACTGCTAGCTGTTTCACTTACCACAGCAATAGCATAAAAAGGCCAACATACTAAATCTACTGCTTTAGCTGCTAATTTAATCATCGCGTTTCTACAATCCTAATACCCTCTTTGGGGTGACTGAGAGTAGTGGTCTTTGCATCAATAGAAAAGACTTTAAATCCGTGTAATAGATATGCTTCAATAAAAGCATCTACATGCGCTTGTGTTGTATTACGCCATCCTGATACTTCCCTTAGACGCTTCCAATGACGCTTTGGACTGGGGCGATTATATGTTACATGAAACTGCAATTTAAACTCCTTTTGATTTAACTAAATATACTGGAAAATGAATCTGATCACTATCATAAGCTCTATTCCAAGTCTTATAGGTGCTAAAGGTGTTTCCATCTTCATCGCACACTAGCCATCTATAATAAATATCCTTAATAAAATATGTCCTATTGTCTTCTGGGCCATTCATAATAATAGAACCAGAATTCAACTTATCTAGGTCTCTAGAGCATAGTATCATAAGTCAAGCTCCTTTTCAATCACTTCTGCCATGAAGAGCAACGCTGAACAGTCTATCATATCTTCGTGCTTTTCTAGATAGTTGTCAATGGCTTCGAGCAAACAGGACCACTCATAAGTAGCCATTTTAAATGCCAAACGCTTATTTTCAATCATACTTTACGTCTCTTGGCTTCTCGACCATATTTATTTTTAGGATCTTTGCGTTTCTTTTCATCTGGCTCTACTCTAGCCAAATTTAGCATATGCCACTTTAAATGTGGCTTTGCAGACCCCAGACTTGTTCCTTCTGGATTTAAATTATCGTAAATTACCATTACATTGCTCGCATAAATTTCTGTCGCTCCAATACATAAACCTTACAGGAAACCAATTATGACAATCAAAACACATAGCGCAAGAATATTTTAATGTATTGCCTAGATTATTTGATTTATCACTAGAATTGATTCGTTCTTGATCTTTATCAGCTAATTTCAATGTATTCTATCTTTGTTATGATATGAGGCTTGACCTGCTTAATTTCTAATGGCCTATCATATTCAGTATGTTCGATTATAATAAAAAACTCACCTTGAATTTGAATAACATAATTAATACTTAGATGCTGATTTTCTTCATGTAGTAGCTGAAAAGCAATAGCATTGAAATCTAATATATCTTTAAATTCCTCAAAGTCTATAGCCCATGCATCATCTACTAAATCTCTCAGCAGGTCCAAGGTGTTCATTACACATATCCGCGTCTACGGGCGGCGATCACGGCGGCAGACAAAGCACAAACTGATTCTGCGTCAGAAGATCCCCAATTATATGCCTGAGTGGTCACATGGCATCCTTCACGAATAGCATCAGCTAATGTGTAATTGCCAATAACCTTAAGCTCAATTTCCCCAAGCTCCTGTAGCATTTCTAGCTCTGCTGCCTTTTCATCAATCTTACTCATTATTTTCCTTTTCTAGTGGTTTAAAACTTAGGTCAATTTCTAATGTATCCAGCCAATCAGCTATAGATTCACGCGTCCATTTATCTGCATCATTAAGATGCATTATCACTTCCATTAGGTCATGTTTAACGGGGGTTTGACTGTAGCAATCACATGGATACTTAACAATCTCTTTAACTCCCGGCAAATGCGTAGCTAATGATGAAAGCCTTAATTCTGGCTGCGGGAATGACTCATATTTAAAGTTGTCTGGTTTGCCAGGTATACCATTTTTACCAAACTTAGTAGGTGGATCACCAGCCAGTTCGGCAACTTCTTTTAGCTGTTCAAATTGCTTAGCCCATTCTTTAATTTGACCATTGACATCGTTATCAACTTCAACTATGATTTCCACATCTTTGGCCATATCGGTTTCTTTTCTGATTTTATCTATAGTTTGTTCAACTATGATTGGCCAATTAGAACTTTCTACAAATTCTTGCGTAGCATGAAATCCAAGCGTCTTGTCACCATAATAAAAATTAAAATAATAATAGTCTGTCATTACATCTTGTTTAATTTGAATGATTAAACGCCAGCCAGTCTCATGATATATGGTTTCATAGAATTGCTGCTTATACTCAATACCAAGACTAAAATCTTTTACATCAAAATCACTATTAATTTTTATTTTAGATAAACCATATTTATGTCCAATAGACATTTATATCCTTAGGGTACAAGAAAGGGCCAGAAAATAATTCTGACCCAATCAAGTTTAATTTAGCCTTCTTGTGCTGGCTCTGGCTCTACGACAGGTAGAATTCCTTCAACCTTGCCCTTAACTTCAGCTACTTTGGCTTCTGCCTCCGCAACCTCTGCTAGCTTAGCATCTAAAGCTGCAACAGCATCATCATGTGAAGCAATAGCCTCATCAAGTGCTGCATTCTGCTCAACATCTTCAGCGTCTTCAGCAATCTTTAGCTCTGCTGCACTTGCGCGCTCTGCCTCTAGTAGAGCAGTTAGTTCATCAACTGCACCTGACTCTGGAAGAGATGCTACATATGCAACAACCTCATCAACCTTTGCGTTTAATTCAACTAGATCTTCATTAATAGCCATTTGTGTCTCCTTAATTTCATTAAATTTATTTACTGCAATCTTAGCTAAAACTGCAATGCTGCCTAGGATTACTAGGCCTACTGCAATAGTTGTAATCATATTACTCCTAACATGGCCTTTGACCATATATTCAGTTTAACATATATGAATATAATTGGCCATGTTAATTAGTCTTCTTGTGTTCCAAGATACAGATTAGGCTCAGACTGACTTACTAGTCTTACTCCTTGAATAAATTCAATACCAATGTCGTCTAGTTCATCGTAGATCTCTTTCAGCGGACCGGCAAAATTGCTAGCAAACCTACTGAGAACTAGTTTAATTAAAGATGCTTGTTGGTTACTGATTTCTAAACTAATTGATTCATCGTTAATAACTTTTGCTTTAGTCAAAATAGTTTCCTTGTGCCTCTAATACATTTTCAATAAATGTCTCCACTGATGCATAATTATATGAATCTTTGTTTTCCATATAAAAATGATTACCTTCTGAATCCAGTGCCTCATCAAGGTATCCTGTTGAAGTCAATGAAACCAAATATTTTAGAACAAGAGTGCGCCTTAGTGTATTTACATAATCAACATAAGCATCCGTGAGATCCACTAATGGTCCAAGAGCTTTTCGTAGTTCTGGCGTGGCTTTAAGTGGTGTTTTCCAGTCTGTAATTACTTCTGGTGTATATGTTGTAACGCTAAGGTGGATCTTATAAAAATCAATAAAATCAATGGGAATATTGCTCTGATAATCTTTCCACCGGGCACTAAATGATAGAAGCTCTGCGGATTCAATAGTGTCATGCTTTTCATTTATATCAACCAAAAACTCTTCTGCACTCATTACTCTCCTAGTTTTTTAAATACTCTGATGCTAAAATTAGCAACTCTGGATCGTCATTAAAAAATCCAATTCCAACATTGCACTTGCTGCAAAGAATACCTCTTATGCATTTTCCACAGCTTCTACCCAATTTACAGCAATTATGATCACACCATCAACATATGCTTTCTTTCACGAAAGCCCAAAGCGCAAGCCCAACAAAAAGTTGTGGCATGATCGCAATCTTTTAACTCACGCTTTAAAAATCTAGGAAAAGGTTGAGGTTGTGGTTCCGATCCACATGTAGAGCATACCTCATTTTCAGCAAGATCTCTACCTTGGTTACAACATTGTGATGGTTTATTTCTTTTGATTTTAGGAGGCTTGACTTTTTTATTAATGGGTTCTAATATACGTAATTCATATGAAATATATTCCCTGTCGGCGCGGTGATAATTATGTTTCATGCACAATAGTTCTAAGTTCCATAAATCATCAGTTCCACCACTAGAGCGCGTTTTCACATGCTCAATGGTTAAAATATTTGAATTATTAATTTCATATTCGCAATTTAGCCAAGCGCATTTAAGACCATCTCTAATGGCTAACTTTTCAATTGTTTCTGATCTATTGAGAGTTAATTTCACCAAGAGCTTTGATCCAATCTGCTAAATCGTTGGGCATTGTGGATTTTACCTTAGCAGCCTTTGCTTCTGCTGTCAAGTCTTCTTGGCGTCTAATTGTACTCAGACTGACTACGTTGACGCTAGAGTCTTGAATTTCATTCTCTACACAGTTTCTAATTACTCCTGTTACTGCTTCAGTAATATCATTATGATTCTTCTTTGGGTGATCAACTTTTCCATTTGGTAAAATCACCAAGTTCTTTAACTCATCCATAAATCTATCGTCCTGTGGACCCTTGATCCTACCATCTCCCACCGCCAATGCAAACTCTTGGTACTCTGGCCTAGCCAAGGACTTCTTTTCGGCTCTAATTCCAACTTCGACAAGGTACTCAATCATATTGAATGATCCCCACTGGTCAAATGTTACCAAGTCAACTTTAAACTTTTTACAAAGCTCTAATATGAATTGCATAACTTCTTGGTGGTTTACTGGGTTTCCTTTGGTCGGCTCCCAAATTCTAAATAAATCAATAATTATAAATGGAGCTGGATCAGTTTTTAAGGTTCCCATATCAACCTCTTCCCAATGATCCACATGACCCATTGCAACAACTGTTCTATCATGGACTGAACTAAGGTCGATATGTAGATAATATGTTTTATCTTCTTCAGCTCTTATCCTAATATCTCCATCAAATCCATTAGGTTGATCAAAGGCGTCTTCAAGTTTTTGATGATTTTTAAAGAATGAATTATCATCTGTCTCTGGTGGATTAGCAGCGAATCTAAGTAGTGCATCTACTTCATCTTCATAAAATGCCATAACGAACTGTTGTGGATGCTTAGTTGGGTTTACGTCCCATGTGCAAGCTCTAACAGCATAAATGTTTGAATATTTATATGCTGTGATTCTAGATTTTTCCCATGTGACCTGAAACTCATTACCTTCTGAATCATCTTCTAGCTCCTCATTAAGCTTAAAGGTAAATGTCTCTTCTTCAATCTCCATTCCACCTGGTGCTGCTACGTCAAAGTAACGTTGCATCATCCAGCCATTTTTCTTTCTAGGGAATGATAGAGCAATTACGACACCAAGATCAGGGAACCTAGAGGTCACAGTACCAGACAAGGCCTTGTGCATCTCCTGAGCATACTCTGGGGTAAATGCATCAATCTCTTCTAGAATCACAGCAAGAATCTCTAATGACTCTGCGGAACTATGCTGACTATGGAGGCTGTGCAATGTGATTCTCTTATCAAAAGCAATATCATTATTTCTAGCATGCCATTTGCCATTAAACCAAGGTGCTCTTTTAATCCTTTCAACAAATGAGTTGAATATAGAGTTCAAGGCCATTCTAGCATCGTTAGCCATATTAACTAAATCAATGTTTTGTCCATCTGGCCTATCATAATAAGTTGCTGGATTTTCTAAACATAATAGTTTATGAACGATATATGCGAAAATAACCTGAGAGATTACAGATTTTCCTGATGCTTTTCCAAGCATAAGATGCAACTCTCTGGTATTTTTAGCCCAAATTCTTTCTGCTTCTTTTTCACCATACAGATACACAAGGGTTTCCTTCTTGTATATCTGGCTACCTCTTTCAATTAAATCTTCTTGAACTTCACTCAGCGGTGGCAGGTGCATAAATTGTTTGTCATATAAAAATGTTTTAAGATCTGCTGGTGTTTCTTCAAATACGTCTTCTGGGTTGATTGCTTTGCCAATGGCATTATAGAAATCATCATAGTTTGGCATAATTATCCTCTTTCTTTTAGATGATTATACCATTCATGATAGATTATCTCACATCATAGCTTTTTCCATCCAATGCCGCCAACTTCTGCTGAATTAGCTTGCCAACATCTGGTCTTTCTAAAGCAATTTCTTTAAGAATATTAACTACATCTGCAATCTTTTGTTCTGCATTCGCAATTTCATCACCAACTGAATCACGACTAATAAGACCAACTTTAAGCATCATTTCTGTTGACATTTTTCTAATATTGGCCAATTCTTTAAGTGCATCTTTTTGTGTTTTATAATCACCAATAACCTCAGCAGCTTCATATACATCTTCCATTCTTCTCAGAATGGACTTATACCCTTCATCAAGTTCCGCCGCGAGTTGCTGGCCTCTTTGTTCAATATATTGAGGGTCACTAACTAATTTATTCCATTGTTCTTTAAACTCTCTTTGCTTCCTCGCAGGAACGCCAGTTATATTTTGAATCTCTGTTGGAGTTTTAGATTCAGAGTATAGTCTAATTACATCGAGAAAGTTTTGCTGCTCTAACTCAACTGCAAGTTCAATATCCTTATCAGACATTCTTCTTCGCCCTACTCTTCTTAGCTACATAAATCCCAATCAATCTGCCGGGTTCAAATGATGACCAACCAAATCCTGCCACAGATAAAACATCGTACCATTCCTTGCCCGTCTTAACATTTACTGCTAAGCATCTGAATTTATAGATATTTCTATCGCCTTTGAATTTAACCAATGTTCCTGGTTCAATAGTTCCGCTTTCATGTTCAACTGAATACAATAGGCTAATATCAGGATTGTACCAATATGGTTCTAACTCTACTGCTTTAATCTTCTGTCTAACTCTAGCCATTATTATCTCCTAAATACTGAATTATAGAGTTTGCTCTAGCATTAGCTGACTCTTTCTTTACTTCATAGTATTCTACCTTATAATAATTTAATTGTTTTTTAATCTCAGAATCAACTTGCTCATTCAGCACCGGCGAAGTTGGCCTAAATGAGTCATCTTCAATTTTTGCCGGGAAGCCAAAAGGAAAATAGATTACAGTAGGATTACCTGAGGCAAATATAAATGAATGCAAAGAATCCATAGCTAAATTAGGAACTTTAAATGCAACTGTGTACGATAAGACATCAAAGGGGCTTCTAGTGCTAATAATATTATCTTGCTGATTCAACTTAAACACAGCCTTAGAAATATATTGCTGATGTTCGATTGTCCCCATTTTATGAGGACTTGATCGAGAAATGTTATCAACAACAGGCATGTTTAATCTATCGCCAAGTATTTTAGCAGTAGTACTTTTACCTGTTCCAGACGAACCAGCAAGCCATAAAACTGTCATCTCAATAATCCTCTATTTTGCAATTCAGTTCTAATCGTTCTTCCAGAAACACCGGCCAATGCTGCAATTTCATCAATACTCAATTTCTTAGTTAAAAAATTTAATCTAAGCCATGCTTCACTTTTGTATAGCTTTGTCTTCATGCTTTACTCCTAAATTTCGCAATAGCGTCAAGCCAATAAATAAAATCTTCCACAGGCATTCCTCTTTTTGCAGCATTACAAGCCCAACAACAAGAAACGCAGTTATCTATTGTATATCCCAAATCATTATCCACTCTATCTATCCCGTTATACCAATAAGTACCTGAATTTATTGATGCAGTATGTGCCATTTGTGGCTCTCTATCGCAATAATGGCAATTCCCAGCGAAAAAGGATAACGCTTCTTCATTCGTCAACTCCCAGACCCTATTGCTATTTTTTGCATTTTTTCGGTATGTACCAATTATTGATCGCTTGGATGACCCAAAATCAAAAATAACTTTATCTTTAACCGAACACTCAGCGCATTGACGGCTTTTCCCGTGGGCCAAATCGCATCTTCTGACCTTACTTAAATTACCACAGGCGCATTTGCATTCATAATATGCTTTAGTAATAAATCCAACAACCGTCCAGTTGTAAAATTTATCTCCTAATGACACTGGGCCAATAGAAGACCCTCGGCAACCGCAATTTGTTCTTTTGCCACTATTCCACTCGCTAGTGCTAAAGGGAATGGTGACCCCTCCACACTTACATTGAGCAATCCAATGCGCTTTTCCGAATTTACTTTCTGCTTGTTCTATCACAGTCAACAAGCCTTTTTCTTGACCAATTATATTCATAATTCTTTTATTCATCTTATGATCATATCACAATTAAAGACAATAAGACGGATACACTAATCCTCATGCTCCCGATTAGTATCATACGCAAACCAAGCTAAGCCGATAGAGTCGCTTTGATTATCATTATCAACAACAACATCAAACATTTTCTTACACCACTCCTTAGTCCTATTTTTTCTATATTCCCTAAAGAACTTAGCTTTATGTGCTTGTGTCTTAATCTCTCTATGCTTAAGCAAAAGTTCGGTTTTCTCTTCACGCTTTAAGTTAGGGTTCCCTATGTATGTCTGCCATGCCACCGGAACTATGCAAATGACAGGGCACCCAACTTGACCTAACACAGATTGAACTACACCTAGATATTTCGCCATCACAGTCAAAGTAGTTATTGAAATAACTTTAACGGCCTCCTCGCAGTAAATATAATCTGCTTGGAATTCACCAGACTTATAAAGAGCTTCCATCTTATTCTTACAGTCAGCTAACTTCTCTGAGTTATTCTTACCTTCGATATAGAATTCTCCATATCTAATTAATTTGCCGTCGTCTAAAACAGACCAAGCTATTGACTTACTTGAAGTGTCCAGTCCAATTGTTCTCATCTGTCTACCATCCAATCAAAATCCTCATCCAATATTTCGATAGATGGCTTAGAAAAAGGATCATTGTATAGTGCGATTCTGGTCAACCAATCAAGAAATCTTTCTAACCCTAGAGCGGACTTAGCCCAATTGCAATCCTTACAGCAAGAGGCAACATTATCAATTTCATATCCTAAGTCATTATTAATTCTATCGACTCCAATAAAGCCTTCCCACTTAAGAGATTCATTTTTAATTGGATCTGAATTTTCTTTGGGGATAGCCTCTAGATGACAATAAAGACACTTACCAATAATTAGTGATTCAAATAATTCCTCTGAAATATTAAAAGAATAATTTCTGGCTATAGCTGATTTTTTGTATTCTTTGTATTTGGCAGTAATGCTTCTTTCATAAGAGGTGTTAGCTAGATGAATTCTTGTGCAATTTCCACAACCTAAATCACCCCTTATGAGCTGACTACGATTAAAGCCTTGTTCCTTTTTGCAGTCTACACATTCCGATTTGTATCTTCTGCCTGAACCTCTCGGATTAACAGATAGGACCTTCCACTTGCCATACACACTGTTAATTGGCAGGCAATTGCATTCATTATGAAATTTATTTGCTCTAATCCAAGATGGTCTTGCTCTAAAAGGATCTTTACATAAAGTACATTCTAAGGAAAAGTATGTATTTTTCTTATCTCTATACTCACCTTTAATTAACCAACCATTAACTACTGTATTAATTAAAGATGCATTTATAGCTTGAATTTCTTTATGATTCATCTTTAGCCCTCAGTGCAGTCTTAAGAAGAGGGATCGAAACTGTTCCCTTAGGGAAAGAGCTTTCGCATTGTGCTTTAACTTCGCAGCTGTTGCAGGTAACGCTATTAATTCTTTTACCTGGAAACTCCTGAATTACTTCACCGGCTTCATACGCCTGCTGGACTTCAAGCATCCATGCAAATGCAGCTTCAATTTTACGCCTATTTTCATCATCCATTCTAACTGGAATTATGATATTGTCCAGAGAATTTCGATCTTCATAAATTAAGCAGCCAAAATCAGAGTCCAATAAAAACATATATAAAATAAGCTGCATTATGTTTGACTCTGTTCCAACCATCTTCTGAGCACGCCATTCAAAATTCTCATATCGAGTTGTTTTAATTTCTAGTGGCGTATTAGTTTTTGGCAAATATGCATCCACAAAGCCATGAATGTTTGGATTCTTATGCCAAAGCTCTTTCTCAATTTCAATATCAGGAATATTCTCTTTTAACTCATTCTGCAAAAAGTCATGACTAGTAGATCCTACGTCAACAGCCCTTAGATTAGGGTGTTTCCATGTGTCTTCTACTGTGGTGCCCTCGAAAAGGATATTCCAATATCTAGGGCACCCACCATTACCTTTGTCATAAAAAATCTTAGATGCTGAGAATCCAATCTTCTTTACTTCTTTTACTACTAATTGATCCTTGAAGCTAGCCTTGATTTCTATCACAATATCTTTTTCTGCTTGCGATAATCTATTCCAGGCTAACTTTTTCTCTAGCTTACTAATGGTGTTTACCACCTTTCTATTTCCTCTATTATACCATTTAGTAACGATTAGTAAGCTTTGGTAACATATTTCAGAGCATTCACTAGTTCATCAAGTGCTTTTGCAAATGTGAGCAACAATTCCTTATTCTGTCTAGCATTAGGAGCATCTTTACGAACTACCATATAATCTTTAGCCTGCATTTGGCAACTAAGCGATAGTGCTGAGAATTGAACAATTAGTCTATACGCCGTCTTTGCAGATACATTAGGATTAGTAATAAGTCTGACAACCCATACCAATGATTCAGTAATTTGATCATTGTCTAGAAACTCTGCCACGCTTTTAAGTCTATCTACATCAAGAATTGTTTGGTCAATATCTTCATGCTTTTCATGATTAAAATCTTCCATCATACTTCTTTCTTATATAATTCCCACATTTCTAAAAACATGGTCTCAGTAATGGCCACCCAGCGAATTCTGGGTTCTTCTTTGCCTAGAACCACTTGCAACAAAGGTTCAGTTCTATTGATTCTAGCATCTGTTGATATTTTAGATATATTGGATATAGAAAGAGCATAACTAGAGCTATACTCTTTCACATCACAAGTGTAAATTGCTTCGCCAGAATCTGTAAAAAGAACACCATCGCCCTTTTTATGATCTCCTCTGCCTGAGTTCTTAACTGGCTGAGCGCCAATACGACTTAATTCATATTTTTCGGTCTTATCTGTTGCCATTACAGAACCATTTCTTTTAATTCTTCTTCAATAGAATCATAAATACCTTGACTATTTTTTATTCCGGCAATCATATCTGATTTACTGGTCCAAGTATTATCTCTATATGTAGTGGTTCTATTGTTAACTTTTTCAATAACACCATAATCTACGGCTAACGTGATAATCTCTTCGGTAAAATCAATCCCAATGTTATCTCCTCCATAATAAATATCCCACTTGGCAATTCTTTTTGGAGGACCAATCTTATTTTTTTCAACAGTTGCCTCAACGTGTCTACCAACAGGAACAGTGGTCGGAACCTTACCAACCATAACCTCTTGTTTAATCTGCTCTTTGTCTGTATTTGATGAATTAAGTTTAATCATTTGACTGGAAGCAAACTCAACCTTTTTACCAGATGTTGGAGCTTGAAATGAGCCATAGGACTCAATGCGTGTAGAAGTTTGACTCAAGAGGATAATGATAGTTTTTTTATTTGCGTAATGAATTCCATTAATAAGGTTGGTTACTGCTTTGCTTTGGCTACCGATTTGTTTTCGGTCATCGGCTTCTTTTAAAAGACCATCTTTATCTATATAACTTTCTGGAAGAATATCACTAATTGAATCAACAACAATAAGATCAATACCTTTTTCAATCCAAGGAATAATATTATTACTCAACTGTCCACCGGATCTTGATGTCGCAATAAGCAGCTCATCATTATTTACTCCCAAAGACTTACTAAATTCCTTATCAAAAGTTGCCTCTACATCTGCATATCCACAAACCAATCCATATTCTTTTTGTAATTTAGCAATAGTTTGTAGCGCAAGCATTGACTTTCCTGCTGATGGATTTCCGTAAACCGTGTGGACTCGACCAGCACCAAGGCCGCCTGTAGCTAATGTCAAACCTAGAGACGCCCAAGGGTATGTAACTGTCTCAAACTCTTTCGCAATCTGCACACTTTTTCTTACAGAAGGAGATAAGCTGTTCATAAAATCATCAAAACTCATCCTAAAACACCATGCATTTTGTCACGAGATTCATTAATCTTTGCTTTCTCACCCAACATATCATGTAATGACGTATTTACAACGCCAGCATCGTACAATGAATACCAAAAATCCAGGACGCGGACTATGATGTCATCTAATTCTTCGACAACCGCTTTTTCGCCTTTAGTCTTGCGTAAGGCCTCTAAAACTTCTGTTACTTCACTATGAATCATAGCAAGCTGCTTCGCCTGACTATTGAACTCTTTCATATCCAAAGAATCATAAAACCCTTTAGATTTTGCTGTCTGATGCAACTTGTATGCCAAATCATCTAAATTTACTTTTTCCATCATATTATTTTTCCTCCAACTCGATTAGTTCCACACCATACTTGATTCTGCCATCATCTTCATATACCTTGATGATAGGCCATGTTTTATTAGCTGCCATTGAGTCTAGAATATTTTCTACATCAACTTTACTTACATTAAAAATCTCATCATTCTCGACCGCTGATGCCAATATAGCCACCGCTAATTGCATTAATGCAGCCTGATTGTCATTCATTTTCTGCTTTCAACTCCCTTAAAAATTCATTATTGGATCTAATCATTTTTCTAGCCCAAGCCTCAAGTGAAACGCCCTTTTCATTGCAGTACTCCATCATTTTCGATATCTCCAACTCTAAATCATATTTAGAGTAATTCTCACCTAAAACATGGACCCCATTATACATCTCTTGTAGAAATCTAATAGAGACACCTCGAATTTTACGATTCTGCTCTTGTTCTGATGGTGTCGCCCATTTAACATTTCCAGGCTCATAACCTTTATCTGAGTCAATTCTATCTACAGAATGAATTGGAGATGGTCTTGGGCCAAGGTAATCAGAAAACTTAGACCGATCTTCATACCATTCTTGACAGATGTCAATACCCCTTCCCCCATATCTGGGATACGCCAGGTTATTTTTATTTCTGCATCTCTGAACAATTCCAACTATAATGTTGTGAACAATTCTTTGCTCTGGCGTTAAAAAGGAGCTGAATTCACAATAAGGGTCTTGACAATTCTTGTTTTTTATATTAAATTTATTTTTCACTTCAAATTGTCTTCCACAGTCACATAATGCTAATAGCATTTTTGGACCAGATCTTTTCTGAATTACAAAATATCCAAATCTCTTTCCGATGATTGAATTTTTAGGTGAAGAAAACTCACAATAGTTATCATCGCAAGATAAAATCTTGCCTTCATAGCGATATTTAGATCTTTCAAATACCAATCCACACATACATACGCATAATATTTTCTTCGTCTTTTGTTTAGTGTTATCTCGGAATTCTTCTACAATATAAATATTGTTTTCTTTATATAAATAATTAATTTTCATCTACCTTAATCATCTTATTTATTGTTCGGCCCCATTTTTTATCATCATTGATTTGAATTTTAATTTCATCACCAGGTTTTACACCCCTAGAAGACATTAACGCCTCTTTAAACATAGTTCCACTAGACAAGCAACCATTATGAACAAATAAAACATTCCCCATCAAGTTGCCAGTCTTTGTTCTTCTAGATTTACCAGCAACAAAATGTGTTCGCTGGTCCATCTCCCCATTAAGGTATCTTACCAGAGGATTAATTTTACTTAGGTTTTCTAGATCCATAGATCCAACAAGATTACCTTTAGCTAACGCAAATAAATAACGCCTTCCCTTCTCTATTCCATGATCTGGCTGAACAAATACAGCTCCTTTTCCAGTTTGATCTTTGAAGTCAATTCTAATCCATCCCTTAATTACAATATCCTGGACGATACCCATAACAATAGCATCAGATTTATCAACATAATCTTCCAGGTTAGTTAATCTGCTATACATCTCAGTGGTAATCTGGCCTGTATCAAAGGAAGCAATCCCTAGGTACTCATAAAAGTTTTCCTTGCATTCCTTCATATCTACCTTGTGGTCCGGGAAATCTGTGGCTCCAATTTTGTTTAAGGATTGGATCACCCTTGAATTGAGGCCAGACCCTTTAGCCATGATCTTATCAGACATATCCTTATAAGACTTGAAAGGACGCTGATTAATCAAACGCTCGGCAAGCTTATCTGAGATGTACTTCACATTAGCCAAACCCATATAAATTACATTGTCTTTAACAGTGTAGTCAATATTTGATTTATTGACATCAGGCGTCTTTACTTCAATGCCCAATCGCTTACATTCTGATAAATAATCACTAATGCTGTTATTATCTTTTTCATTATTCAATAGAGCCGTCATATATTCTGCTGGATAATAATGTTTCAAATATGCGCAAACATATGACAACATGGAATATGCAACAGAATGACTATTGTGCGTAAGAAAGCCATTTGCATAAAAAGCATGTGGCTCATCATATAACTCTAAGTCATATGTCTGAATAGCTGGCATTAGCCTGCGTCCAGCAACAGCCACTTTACCATTCTGTGTCCAGATTTGGTCATTCTGATGAATTCTATAAGCTTCTTTCCAACCCTTTGATAATCTATGCTTATGCATTGTGGTTGCATCAATATATGTCTCTGAATCGGTCCAAATGCGCCACACATCTTGAACACCGTTATCATGTACAGCTTTAATTTTATGCCAAACAGTAGGTCCAACCTTTGGACCTTTGATCCACTTTGGACCTTTAACCTGAATAAATGTATTGTCAAAATCTCCATCGGCCCAAGAAAAATGCTCTAAAAATTCTTTAATAGTGAAATTGTGATAAACCCAATCCTGCGTAGTTAAATCATCAAATTCACGAACATCAATGCATGTATCCTCTGCAAGGCACTTGTTGAATGAATACTCAGCAGTAAGCTCAATATCTGCCCATAGCTTATCTGCTACTTTTTCACTAACGTTTTTCCTAGCCCCTTCAATAAACTTTTCTTTGTATGGTTGTAGAGTTTCTTTATCTTGCTTATGCGCTGTAATTTTACGAATCTTATCCGAATCTTCTTTTGAAAGACCGGCAACTTCTGAGCAAATAAGCATTGACTGCTCCTGATATAAATAGAATCCAAATGTCTCTTTCAGAAACTCCTCTGACTCTGGTGTTGGATATGAAACTTTTTTGTAGCCCTTTTTACGAGCAATATATTCAGCACCAAAGGCCTTCATAGCTCCTGGTCTAACTAATGCATTTGATGCAACTAGATCACCAAAATTATCAATGCCCATATCTTTAATTACTTTGGTAGATGCACTGGCTTCTGCCTGGAATACACCGGCAGTTTCACCGCGAGTAAGCATCGCAAATACTTCTGGATCATCATATTTGATCTTCTTTGGATCAATTCTTTTGCCGCGAGTCTGACGAACATATTCAATGCAATCCGCCACTACATCTAATGTTTTGACAACCAAGAAGTCATATTTAATAAAGCCAACTTCTTCTACAACATCTTTTTCATGAGCAATAACAAACTGTCTAAAGTCCTCACCTTCAAGTTTGCGGCTTTCTGTAGGAGCAAGGTCAGTGATGGGCATCTGACTAATTACAGTTGCCCCTGCGTGATATCCGGTGCCAGAAATGCGGCCATCTAGAGCTTTTGCTAACTTGTATACATCGGGATATGAATTATGGAAATCTTTAAATTGCCCCTTCTTGAAATCATCCATAACAATAATATCTTTTACAATAGTGTTAGATAAAGCAAATGGAACATTTAGTACTCGACATGCAGACTTAATTGCTGATTTAGCTGAGTATGTGTTAATTGTAATAACTGAGGCAACTTTATCTTTTCCATACTTCTCCTCTAGATATTTCTTTAGTTTTGGTCTACCTTTAGGAGAAATATCAGTATCAATATCAGGGTAATCTCCGCGCCACTCAGATAAAAAGCGCCAGAATAGAAGCTTATGTTCAATAGGATCTACCTCTGTGATCTCTAGAGCATAATTAACCAACGAACTTGCTGCACTCCCGCGCCCGAATCCGATAGTAATTCCTTCTCTATTGCAGAAATTAATCGCATCCCAAAGAATAACAAAGTAAACGCAGAATTTCTTAGAAACAATTAGATCAATTTCTTCCTTAATTTGATCTTCATATTCTTGTTTTCCTAATAGACCCCGCTTTTTCATTCCTTGACGGCAGATTGTTCTAAAAATATCTTCAACATCTTTATCTTCTGGTGCTGGAAGAGTAGCTACATGATCATACAATGTATATGCTTGTTTAATTGCCAATTTTATCGCTCACCTCAATAGTATTTCTGAATAGATCTGGACGATCGATACCCTGATCTAAAAATTTCTGATTAGTATACTCTGGTGACATTAGGGACACTTCGGCGTGCTCGAATGTCATCTTTCGCTCTGGATAAAGATATCCAAGACGCTCCATAAAATCCTTGTCTCTCAATACATCTGCATCGACTTCTGAATTCTTTTTTGGGTTTGTATTGAGAATCAATAATGCTTCTTGAATCCATAAATCTGCTGGATCTGCATGATGGCAATCCCTCGTAGCTAATACCTTTACTCCATTATCATCTGCCATTTTTAATAACTTATGATTAAGACCTTTACTAATTCCCTCATTGTGGTCTTGAAGCTCGATATAAAAATCATCATGAAATATATCTTTAATAGTGGTTAGCCATTTCAGAGCATATTCTTCTTTTTCATTAATAATATTTCTGGCAATTGGACCTGATACACAAGCAGAAGTCACAATAACATCTTCATGATAATCCTCTAATAAATCAAGACCAATCAAAGGCTTATTATAAAATGACTCATTCCATGCTTTTTCTTGCATTTTATAAATATTCTCCAAACCATTCTGATTCTTAGCTAATAGAATCATATGGTAATAAAGCTCAGAATCTTCTCCATCTTGTCTCTTAGCTTTGGTTGTTCTTTCAAAGCGAGAATCTTGTCTCATACCACCGGCTAAGTGAGCCTCTACTCCTAGAATAGCCTTGATATTATTCTCAGTGCAAGCTTTGAGGAAATCCCTGTGTCCCGCACAAGTTGAATGATCGGTTAAAGCTAGAGATTTAATTCCCAGCTCATTTGCTCTCTTGCAATACTCATCTGCTGTACTTAGGCCATCCATGATTGAATACTGTGTGTGAAGCATTCAAAGATGTAGCTCCGCATAATCGAAACTACCACCCATAACCATCACCTCCAAATTTAGAAACATATAGTTCATCTGACAAAATCTTTATAGAACGAATTGACGATAGGGCTAGCACAATCGCTAGCCCTATCCATTAGATCTTTATTTGCTTACTAATCACCAAGCAGGTACTTGGTCAGATGCATCAGAGCCATCTACAGGATCTTCATCTTCTTCTCGCTTGTCTGGCGTGTAATTTTTTAGATACCATTCCTTCTGATTCTCATAAGGAATATGACGCTTGGCATGAGTATCTAGATCCCAAAGCTCCAAACCATCAACATCTAGTTCGGTCTTTGATTCTCGAAGCTTCCAAACGGTATCTGTACCTGCACCACGACGTGTAATAGTATAGGTTGCATTGGTAATAGAATTTTCATGTGCATCATTTTCATCACCTAGATCATCAATAAAAGGTGAATGTAGATTGCGACTCAGAATTTCTACAGATGGCTTCCCATCACCGCGATCTACTGCTACGTTAATATAGAAGTTCTCCCGGCGCTTCCATCCAGCCTCTTTGGTCTTCTTATACATCTCTGCCGCGAAGTCTCGGCCTTCTGGATCAATTTCAGTAGTATCTAGAGCGCGTGATAAGAATCCATTCTTACCATGAGCTTGACGCTCTACTAAACCAAGATATACGCCATTTGCTGAATTATAATTAGGGCTTGATTCATCTAGTTCCTGTAGGAAGCGTACAGTTAGGGTTTCACCACTCTTAATGGTAAACCATGTGGCCTTGGGGCGATCTCGCTCCTCTTGTGCCTTTGCTCGCTGCTCTTTACGTCCGCGTAGTGCTGCTAATCCTGAAAATTCTACTTTTTCTGTGCTTGTCATATTTGTTTTTCTCTTTTCTGTTTATTTTAAGCTCTAAGAGCTACTACTATTATACCAAAAATAGGCTAGGGTTTCGAACCATCTCTGCGATTTCTGAATCTGTTAAATCGCCCATATCTTTAGCTTCATGTGGAAATAAGTCTTCTTCAGACCATCTAGCCTGAGTGACTGAGAGACCAACTTTACCACATTCTCTTGCAATTTTACGTGCAAGCTTGTGACCTGCATCATCGTTATCAACACCTAAAATTACAGTGTTGAAATACTTACTAAGTTGAGCTTTATGTTGTTCACTAAAGCTGCCGCCTAATGTAGCAACGACATTTGGAAATCCTGCCTGGTGAACTCTGAGCGCATCAAAATTAGACTCTACAATTATTACACTATCACTGTTTTGTCGCTTTGCCTGACTAATGTTGAAAAGTGATTTAGAGCTAGGAAGATCATGAGAATTCTTAAACCTCTTCTCTTTAATTGATCTACCAATAATACCAACTAGCTTTCCATCATTACTTCGCATAGGCGTCACAACCATGTTTTTTGCCTTGTCATATCCGATTCCAAAGGCTTTTATTGTCTCTGGCAGTAAATGTCTGCTAGCTAAATAATCGTTGGCCTCAGCGGATTCTGACAGTTCTTTTTGAAACCTATATAATAAATCTTCGCTGAATGAGGGTAGTTCTTCGTCAGCCATGATTTCTTCCAACACCTGCTCAATATCCAAGCGTTCACCTTTATATTTATTGAGGTATCTTTTGGCTTGAAATATGTTCATGCTTTTAACATCTTGGATTGTCTCTAAAAGGCTAAATCTTTTTTCACATGCGCCGTTGTAACAAAAGAAAAACCCATTTGATTTAGCGACAGTTGCGGCAGGAGAATAAAAATTAGAATGATATATGCAATGAACTAAGAAGTGAGTGTCAGATTCACTAGCAACTTCAATACCTAGATCATCCAATAGTTCATGCAGATTTATTTGATCGGAAAAGTCTTCCCGTCCGAAAAACCTATTTCGCTCCAAGATCTTTCTACTCCTACTTCAATTCCATACCAGCTAATTTTAAAAGCATATTTCTTATCTTTTTCAATATATTCCGTTGACCATTCAACATTAAGATCTAAATGCGGTATATATCCTTGTGAGCGCATAATTTCTTCCAATGTTTTTGTCAACTCATATTTGAGACGAATGATATCACAGTCGTCTCGTAAAAAACCTTCTTCGGTGAAACGCCGAATATCTTGATGAAGCATCACATATGTATCTCTTTCTCTAGATGTTAATCATCCAAATAATCAAGACTGTCATTTATATTTAAATAATTGTCTTCATCATCTGGTTCAATCACATCTATTGTACCCTTTTCGAAATCAGTTTTTACATTAAAAGCAAATAAATCCCCATGTCTGCTTTTACGGGCAATGATTTCAGTGCGCTCTACTTCATTATTTTCATCTCTATGAGTGTGAACAGCAAATGCTAGGTTGGCTGCATATTCAATTTCACTTGAAAAAGCAACCTGTGCGACGTGCGGTGCAACCAAACGGTCTTTCTTATCTTTGCCAGTAACAGCAGTGACAGCTAGAATTGCTGTTCTAGAAGCATTAGCAAGCTGCTTTAATTCTCTTGCAGTCTTCTTTGCTCGCATTCTTTCATCATCACTTCGGCCTCTATCTGAAAATAACTGAGTGTAATCAAGTAGAATTAACGCAGGCTTGTGCTGTTCAATTTTCGCCTGAATCATGTCTACAGAAAATTCTCCATATGATTCAGTTCCAATTAAATTGAAATCTGCTTTACCATTCATGAAATCTGTAGACCAGCGTCTAAAGTCTTCTGGATCTACATTTGCACGAACCATATCATCCATAGAATACTCAGAGATAAGGAACAGAATTCTTTCCCTTAGTTCTTCCGGCGTCATTTCAAGGTTGATAACCATAACTGGATACCCAGCCAACCAAGCATTGATTATAATTTTCAGAGCAACCCAGGACTTAAAATGTCCTGAATACCCCAGAAGGAATATTAGATGTCCTGCGGCCATTCCCGTTGGATAAGCTTCATCCATTTCTTTGAACCCGAATGGAATTCCAACTTGGCCTCCATTTAGCTCTACCTGCTGCCTAGTTTTTTCTAGATGCTGAACTGTGGCTTCTGTATCTCGAACATCAACCGTTCTAGAAGTTCCTGTGGATCTAGCTTCTTCGGCAACACGCTTCGCTAAATGTGAAAGTAAGACGCTGGGTTTAATATTGCCAGCCTTAAGATCTTTTGCCCCTAAAGCAAAAATCTTTTCAAGAGAAATTTTTGCGAGATTTTCTTTCTGAGCCGCGATATAATGAAGGGTTTTTCCTTCTAAATCAATATATTCAAAATCAGGGTGAATTTCTTGAAAGACACTAAGAGGAATAACCTCTTTATTTACCTGATAGTACTGCCAAATATCATTCCACATGTCTTCATGCGTTGGCAGTACCTTTGGCATATTCTCTGACATGATGGAAATCATGTCCTGATTCTTGATTAGTGAGCTAATAATCTTAGCTTCTTGAACACTCAATTCTTATTCCTTGCATTTCGTCTAATCAAAGCTCTGTCTTCTTTTCTTTGCTGAATAATATGAAGCATTGTTTCATAATAGTCAGCATACTGCCTTTTGAAATATTTGAATGATTTGTCATCGCTTGTCTTCAAAAAGAAAAGCATAAGCTTTTTAATTTCTTTTTCATCTTCAATATGCTCTAGAATATCTTTCATATCAAACTTAGCTTGCATTACATTTGAATTATCTTTATATCCATGCTCTTTTTGCAATTGCTTGAAATATCTCAGCGCCTTTGACGCCTCATTCATATCTGTCATTTTGGCTTCACATTATGTCTAGAAAATTCTTTAGTTAGAACTGCATTAATTTTGTCAAACATTTCTTTAGTGTGCTCAGACTGAAGTTTGCCGTCTGGAACATCTTCCTCTAGTTCCGCTTCTAGCGTGATGTTTTCGTAATCACCCAAGTTCACCGTTCGGCGTATCGCTAATCTCCACCGGGAATTCAAATCCTGTTTTGGTTTGTTTTGGCTCTGATTCAATTACTGGCTCCTCTTCTGCTCCCATAATAACTGTCATGTATCTATCATTTGCATCTAAATATCTATCTGCTAATTCCAGCAGATCTTCCTTGCTGTCTTTTGCAATTGCCCGCTGCGCTAAAATATCTAAAATGTCTATATGGTGTTCCAATACATCAAAAACACCCAGTTCTGTATTTTTAATCTTAGAGTTAAAAGATCTAAGTTTCCGCATCTTCTCTAAATATCCTCACTACTTGGTCATCATCTAACTTAATAAATTCTCTATCATCACCCAACTTCATTAGGTGGTCTAATTGTTTTGCTGATGTAATGGTGTCATTGTGAGGCTCACCATATCTATTTTTTTGCAATTGCTCCCAGGCTACTTGCCTAAGCTCTTGCATATGCTCTTCATTAATATATACTTTTTTAGGCATATATGTTTTTCTATCATATGAACTTTCAGGCATATTGGATAGCAAATTCTTTTTTATTATTTCTTTAATCGTAATTGGTGAAATATTGATGAGATTGGCTGCTGCGGATATAGTATAAGCCTTTTTATACTTCCGGCGGACTTCATCTCTATTCAACCAAAGCCTGTCTTCATCTTGATAAGACCATGCTACCACAGAGTTGTCCGAAACTATGACTCGGATCTTCATCATTAATTTATCATCCAAATAAAACATACTTGGAATAGGTCTATTTACCATTAGCATCCTTAGATAAGAAAGACCCCTATATTTCTATAGGGATCTTTCTTAATTTAAAAATTATACTTTTGCTGGCGTGGTATCAACGTTAGCCGCTGCTACACCGCCGACAATAAGACCAACAATAGTAACCCAAGGCGTAAGCTCTAGATCTGTAACTAAACCTAGACCGACAACTAGAGCCTGTCCTGCACCTAGCACACCGTAAAACCACTTGCGGAATCCATCTGCCGTATTTACTACAGCTAGAACTGGTGAAACCACAGCTAGAACAAGTGCAGTAACAAGAGCACCAGTGCTTGCCGTAAAGTAATTATATGAAACTAATAGTGCTACTAGAGCGGGGGCTAGAACATATAGAAATGCTCTCACGTCTGCCCAAGACCTGATATTCAGTGCGTTCAATTTAATTCTCCTTATTTTTGTTGTTCAAGCTATTCTAACATCTCATCTGACAAATCTTGATACGTATCCAAAATTTCTTGTGCCCATTTTATTTTATCTTTAACTCTTTGTCCGTACGGCTGGCTTTTTGACCAAAGTTCCAAATTTTCTATGCGGTTATCATCACGAACACCATTTTTATGGTGAACCGTCTCATGCTCCATGAGTGGTCGCCCAATTTTTTCTCCCATAACCGACCTGTGTTCATAAACAACACCAGCTTTAGATGCATGAATTGATTCACGATCAAACCAAACGATGTATCCATTTTCAGTTTTACGTTTTTGAATTATTTTTTCCGGTGGGGTGAGAGACTCACCCCACCTTAATAGCTTTTGATAGTGATTCGTGCAATGAAGTCGAGCGTATGCATTTTTATCACAATCTTCTACTTTGCATTTTTTACCAGCATTATTCAATTTAATAGCAGCATATAAATTTTTCCCGCTTCTTAATCTAGAATAATGTGCAGAACATAGACCTTTAATTATTTTTTCATATTCTTTTTCACAGACATAACAAAATTTATTTGACTCTTGCTCATAATTAGGATCATTGTATTTTTCAATCTTTCCTAAACAAGACCAGCAATACCCCTTACTTTTAGCATCTTTAGGGCAAGCTTTATTTAGACAGAGCCTATCTTTATTTGTAATCTTAATGGGAGCATTCAAAGGCACCCCAGTTCTTTGTCTTTCATAATGAAGCCTACAAAGATCTTTGCAATGTGCCGGTTTCTCGCAAACTTTACAACTTTTCATACAAATATTATATCACACAGATAAAGTAGATGTGGCTGCGAGATAAAAACATCTATTTTTAGATAGCCCTAGTATAGCTTTATTTCTAGCATTGATCAAATAAACATTACCGAAATAATTTGCTGTTTTGTACTTCTCTATTTTAGGTCTACTACCAGCGATAGGACGAGACTCATACGATATTCGAATAAACCAAGAATCACTGGCTGGATCAACTGAAATTCTTGAAGTAAATCCAGCTATAACTGCAATCCTTGCTATTTCATAAGCAATATACTGGTTCTTTATTTTATGTGCTCTAGCTTTTACTTGAACACGACCGAACCAACCTGTTCCAGGATCACTGCTTAACCAAAATTCTAGCATATCCACTAGGGCTAATGCATCTTCACCAGTGCAATTATCCACAATAGATTTAAAGGATGCAATATCATAGTCTTCTACTGCAAGCATTCTTGCTATATATTCTAGCTCAGAGTTGGAATGCCTTCTTTCTCCCGCCAAAAACGGCGTAGAAAGAACAGGTAAATATTTAGATTCTGAGTATGCTTTATCTTGTGTATGCTTGGGTATCTCTGAGAACTTCAAATACTTTGCCCCATATAAATCACTATAATATAGAAAACGAGTGTCATCCGTTGTGTCTATATTATGTTGTCCAGAATCAACTATATTTATCTTCTGATATATAAATTCACTGCTAATTGACAACACAGGCTCAATGCATGGTTTAAGATCAGAACCTAGAGCATACACCATATCGCCAGGAGACACCAAATCGGTATCAATAAAGCCTTTACCGACTACATAGATTTTGGTTCTATTATTAAGCATTAAGCCTGATAAAGCTTTCCACCTACCATGCAAGAATAATCAGGTGCGATAGTTACTAGCTCCACATGCATATAATTATTATTCCAATAGCCAACACTGAACCCAGGCAACCAATCGTGAAGGCGGTCATAAGACATTCCTTCAGAGGTAACGTCAGTCATATGCCCAATCTCCCAGCCGCGAACAGAATATCCTCTTAACTCAAAAGTTTTTGCTACAAATGCCTGTCTATGGGAATGTCCAACCATACATGTAATATTAAACTCATCATTGACTTTAGCTACGGAGTTTCCGGCTCCCTTTAGCGCATAAGGGCCATGATGAATGTAAAATTCTGGATACAGTTCAAATGGAGGTTTATTGTAGTAACTTAATTCAACTCCATGTGTATCTGTTTTCCATAAAAATTCTGGTGTAATTAAATTCTTTAATGCCGGAGCTTTTTTAGCAATATACTCATCATATCGAGCTTCATGGTTTCCAGTTGCATAATGAATTCTGGCATTGGGTCTTGCTTTCCGAACATCACCAAAAAAGTTTTGCACTTGAGGTGCATAGGTAATAATAGCCTGTTCTACCTCTTCTGGCTTACCATCTGAATATTTGCTGACCGGACAAGCATCATCCAAATCTCCCAAAATAGCCACAGTATCAGGCTTAAAACTTTTTAATACTTTCATCCATAAATCCATATACCTTTTATTGTGATAAGGAATGTGAAAATCAGAACCGAATAGAATCTTTTCTTCAACAGCCATTTTTATATTTCCTTAATATTTTTCTGCAAATTTCGTCAATCTAAGTTTTCGCCATTAGGATGAAAATCTAACTCTTCAGTGCTTACTTCAATAGCTTCAAATTTATTGAAGCCTAATTCCCAAAAGTCTGATGAAATTAAACGCTTTTTAATTCCTTCAATATAGTAATACTGATCATTACACAGTAGAACACTTGTTGGTCGGAATCCTAACTTAGCACTAGAGACTGGAAAATCCAAATCCTCTACTGTTACTAGTGGTTGCGCCCATGACTCTACTGCACTCCATGAGAGTAAAGGATATGCCTTATCATCCATGATCCGATACGCTTGCTCGTCAAAAATTACAATTGTGCCTGGTGGAATCTTCATGCTTTGTAGTCTACCAGTAGATACTTACTAATCCAAATCACCAGTAAGTTTGATCACTCTTAGGTAAGAAATTATACTTATAACTCCACTTTCCAGGAGCAATTGTAATTTCCATTGCTTTAATTCTTAAGTCATATGTTTCAAATTGATAATGAACATAAATTCTATCAAGGATATCTAATTTAGCCAGCATATACATGGTGGAACTATCTTTCACTGGTGAAGTTATCTCAGAGATGTAAATTCTTGGTAAGGAATAATCTTCTAACACTCCTTGTGCCCATGAGATGAAGCTGGAGCCAAAATAATCAGCCTGTAGATCTTCGTACGACCCCGTCCCTCTGACAACCTGAAACTTCTTACTGTATTCTCCAAAGGACGAGATACTAGCATTGTCTTGGTATCTAACTGTTCTTTGTTTACCTTCAATTGTTTTAAACATTTCAGGAGGTTCCGCTGAAGAGGCTTCTCTTTCTACCAAGCTGGATCTATCCAAAAGATTTTCTTCAACATCAATCGCATTAATAATAGATTCTGTATCAATGCCTTGTTTTACATTTCCCATGCTTAGATCACCAGCAATAGTTGCGTCTGTGAATTCCAATTTAACGGTTTCATCAATTGTGGTGTCAATTATTAATTCATTATTTTTATTAAACCAAAGATATTTTTTAAGTGTATTTCTAGTCATAATTAAGGCATCCATAACTGACATATCACCATACGTACTGGGAAAATACAAAAGCTCTCCTGGGAATGAATTCTGAGGGCCAGACCAATCCATATCATCAATACGAGTAACAAACCCCATTGTGTTCAGGGCTGGCCCATATTCTTCAAATGTGTTATATGCCATTCCAAGCTTTGATGAGTCTGCTTTCTGGAAACCATCATAAGCCGTTACTGTAATTTGAGGTTCATTCTCATAATCATAAGTTACTTCAATGCGCTTGATCTTAGCAACAAACACAGGTTCATAAAGAGCTTCGCCAGACCAACCAGAAGGTCTACTGGAATTTCCAGGACCATAGTGTCTAGCTAAAATTCTAATCTGTTTACCAATCTGCAAAAGTTCATTTGTTCTTGGGTCAAGATTATCTGAGCAAAATTTCAATGACATGGTTCCTGCATCCGCTTCGGCTCTTTCAATGTTAATTGAACTAACATCATCAACAACATTTGTGTACTGAATACTTTCTAGATGATTTTGACTCTGATCTAAATAATCCCATTCCTTAGCTAAAATTGATTCAATAAAAAAATCATTTCCAGCCTGTGATGCCAACGCATATCGGACTTCAAAATGAGTTCCTGTGGTAATTGTTCTTTGATCTACATTGGTTGAATCTGAATAGGCTTGGAATGAAATTACATCACCAATAGCTACGGTCAAGGGCGCGGTTTTTCCAGACATACCAGTTGTTTCAAACTTAGTGGTAAAAGAAGCATTGGGTATCAAGACACCATTTTTAAGAATTCTTGTTCCTTTTTCGTGTTTTCCTACAGCCCCAGCGAATTTAATATATGCTTCTACCGTAATAGTTCCAGCAAAATTCATAACAAGAGTGTTGCCAACAAGATTAGTTCCAAGCATATTTGACTGAACGGTGAATCCGGTAATTGCAGTCCATGTGCTTGCTGTTAATGGACCTTGAGTTCCACTCTTATTAATGCCCATATTTGCTGGTGTGATTGCTCCAGGCTTAACAACTTCAATCATGCCTGTTGTTGATCCAATATCAATTGTCTTCTTTGTATTGGCTGCTACAGAATCAGCTTTAATTAAAGGACCACGAGAACCATTCCATTCATAAATCTCAATGCTTGTTCCAGTTGTTGGAGTTCCCATAAAGGTTAGCTCAGAGTCGTCTACTAGTTTGGCGGCCTCTACGTCATCGAAATACAATGTTCCTGTACCGGCAAAAGCTAGACGTAATCTAATTGCCTCCGCATCTGACGGAACAGTGGCCTTAATCTCTAATTTAATCCATTGGCCATTTGCAGTAGAAACATTGCCAGATCCAATATCTGACCATGTTGAACCTACTCTCTTTTGTAGCCTTAGGCCTCCTGGTCCTGAAAAGTCCACATTTCTCATCCAAGCAGACATATAAATTTTTTCACCTGTAATGGCAGGAAGTTCTGGCCCCATTAATTGTCCAGAGTTTACTACCTTAACACACTGAGTAGCTGTGTGAGGGTTGTCTGTACTAATGGTGATGCCGGTACCCGCTGTTGTCCAATTATCAAAGTTATTTGTAAATCCTGAATTCAAGACATTAATGTAATCAAACAAAGGAAATACATTTTCAAAGAAAGGTCTGTTTTTGAAAGCTGCCTTTGTTTTACTTAAAGTATTATCTGCAATAATTGCATCTGCATCCGATGGCTTAATTAGCATTCTTAAAGGATTTGCAGTGGGCATATATAGGAATCTAGAAGGGGCAGTGGTACCGCCGAACAAGCCAGAGTTTTTGGGATTGTAGTCCAAAGATGTATACTTTGATTCGTTTGCCCCTAAATAACTCACTGTTAAAAATATACGGTCACATCCCTGAGGGACAGTCATGTAATCGAATGTAGGCAATGTATAAGTAATGAGATTATTTGGAACTGGACTCAACAAACCTGAAATATTTTGTAGGTTTTGAGTGAAGGCCATAAGATTAAGTTTGATATCAGTCTCTTCACCATATTCATCCTCCTCATATCCTGCGGCCCAAAGATCAACACGGACCATAACAGGGCTTTTAGTACCATTAGAATCCTTTAAGTCCTGTGCAGATTGACGTACTTTAACTACACCGGCCATAGAAACCTGCATTCCTGGTGTTACTGGAATAGGAATCTTATTTTGAATAGCAATAGGGCCAACACTACGTCCGAAATCCTTGGAAATCTTCGCGCTGCTCCCATCACCACCAGAAACAGTGGCATCAATAAAACGAATCTCTGCTTTCTGTTTGCCACCAAAAGAATAAATATATTCTCCACCCTCATAATAAACAGTATGCTCATCTTCATTAATTGAGGTCGCAGCAATAGTTGGAGGGACCAAAGACAATCCACCATCATTATAATTTCTTTTAGCGATAGCTAGTCCATTTGGAACCCAAACATCTGCTTTTCCAGATTCCAATTGAACTGTTAAATCATTGCTATCAATTTTACTTAACACTACTGATCCATGACCTTTCTAATACGTCTTGTTGATGGACTCTGCTCTAGAACATCTAGAACCCTACGGGCCTGTGATTCTGGGTCTCCAACCAATCCACCATCAAAGCTATTGTTTGTCGTCTCATAGTGATAGTAGTAGTAATTGCTTACACCCTTGGCATATGGAGAATTATTATAGGCTGCTTGCTGTGCAAATTGACCCAATAGAATTCCACCAAGTTGTAACAGAGGGCCAATAAAAGGAATAGCTCCGATAGCTTGGAAGATGATGTTGCCAATACCATTGCCGAAGAACTTCATGATTTCTGCAACTTGCTTTCCAACCTCATTAGTGAAAATACCATTAAACTTAGCTCCTGCTAGTACATTCTTGCCTAGTGCTCCACCCGCTTGTGTTGCTACTCCGTATTGACTCATTATACCATCAACATATCCAAGTGCCGTTGCTTTACCATTTTCAAATGCAATGCTACTTAGATTGCCACTGAAAGAATCAAGAGCTGCGCCAGTCATCATGTTTCCTGCATTAACAATTGCTGGGATGCCTGCAACAATACCTGCTGCAACTGACTCAGAGAGGAATTTACCCATGTTGTAAATCTGTCCACCGGCAGCTCCACCACCTGTGCTTGCTCCTGCTCCCATAGGACCAATTCCCATTGCTCCACGAGCTATTCCCATTGGACCACCGCGAGAAGATCCTCTAGCCGCTCTAGCAACTGCACCGCTGCCTTGAACTGTCATTTTAACAATGTGACGGCTTTGAGTGTTTTGCTTTAATCCACCGATCTGACTTAGAATTCTATCAATATTTGTATCAACAACGTTTCTTGTATTAGCAACCTCTGGAATATTGTTGACATCTCTTATAACCTTATCTGCATCTGACTGAACTCTGTTGATTGTTGGAATAACTCCTGGGATCTGCCCTAGAGCTGCCATTACTGGACCTAGATTTGGAGCTGGAATAACTGGTGCTGGTGTTTGAACCAATAGTCCTCTGATTCCAGTGTCAATAGTATTCTTGACTTTAGCTACTTCAGCATTAAGTCCATCCATTGCCATTTGAGGTGTAGGAATTGTTGGAAGACCCATTGAACTTAACTGTTGATTCATTTGTTGTCTTGCCTGATCAACACTTGAAACAAGTCCTTGACCAAATGCTACTGCTTGATCTTGTGCGTCCGCAAATCCAGGAACCTTATCACGCATAGTCTGATTAATTTGACTCATTACTTCATTGACTTTACCAGCAACAGTTCCTAGCTTAGCTGACATAGCTTGACCAAGACCATCCATAGTTCCGGCAAGCTTAGAAGGGTCTCCCATCAAAGCTGCGCCAATTCCATCTCCAATTTCACGAGCTTTAGCTTCCAATTGATCCATTGGAGGTAATACAAACTCTTCAGCAATAATCTTCTGGAATCCTTCTGCACCAACTTTAGCTGCTGCTTCTAGACCAGACATTGTATCTTCTACACCCTTGATAAATCCTTCTAATTGAGCTTTGGCTGCATCATACCCTGGAACATTTGCACTTAGAGCTTTATCAATTTCGCCTAGAGGATCAGAGATAAACTTATTAAGTCCATCCATTGCTGAGCCGATTACACCCTGTGCATCTGTAATTCCCTGTCCAATATTATTGGCTATGTCAAAGCCAATTCTTTTAGCCTCTTTGTATTCAGGTGAATTAGCTTCTAGATATTTATCTACCTGAGGTCCAACAGATCCAACAGCCTGGCCAATTTCATTAGCTGCTTTATCAATAGAATCTTTACCAGCCATTAGACCTGCACCAATTGACTCAGATATAGCTTGTCCTGTTCTATAGATTGCTGCTACTCCTCTTCCACCACCGCTCATGGACGGGGCAGACATAGGCACTGATGCTCCCATAGCTGATGAAATTCCTCTAGCTGCTGATCCCATTGCACCAACTGCGCCCATTGCTGCTGCGCGAATAGTTGATCCACCACCGCCACTTGGCATTGATCCATTCACAACGATATTAACCGTATGTGTTGAGCTTGTATTTGGGTATGAAGGTGTACTTGCGGGAGCATTCATAACAACAGTGTGAGTACTTGTAGTGCTTGGGTATGGTGGAATTGGTGGGGCGATTACCATTACTGTATGTGTGCTTGTTGTATTTGGGAATGTAGGCATTGTTGGAATATCAATAACAACAGGAATCCTAATTGGAGGTAGTGAAATTCCACCAATTGCTCCAATTCCTGAAAGGTCTGGTATTACTGGGACTCTGATAGGCGGCAATGCTATTCCACCCAATGCTCCCAGAGCGGACAAGTCAGGAATTAATATAACCCTCATTGGAATTCCCATTCCAAGAATTCCGGCAATCCCAGAAATATCAGGAATTAAGATTACTCGCATGGGGACGCCTGCGCCAAGCAGGCCAGCGATTGCTGTAAAGTCAGGTAGCAGTATAACTCTCATTGGAACACCTGCGCCTAGAAGACCTGCAAGACCTGAGATATCAGGAATTAATATAACTCTCATTGGAACGCCTGCGCCTAGAAGGCCGGCCAAACCACTAAGATCAGGAACCAACTGAACCTTCATTTGTTGTGTCTGAACAGCCGCGTCGGTTTTAAATACTTGCTTATCTCGTAATGCTGCACCAACATTTTCAACACCCATTTTACCAATAGTAACCTGTGGATTAACTGTTACTGGTGCATCTACTTCAGTTCCTTTACCTAATGCTGCTCCAAATTTATTTTTAAGTTCACTTCCGATGCTTCCCATAATTCCAGCGGGGCCATCTCCAACTGTGGGCTTAGCATTCACATTAAATAAAACATCAATTTCCTCAGGACTTAGTCCTGTAAATTGCGCAAGAAGTTGCTTGATTTTTCCTTGAACCTCTGCTTCAGAACCACCGCCGACAATAGCTTCTAATTCTATCATCATTTCCTGCGTAATCTCAATTGATTCACCGCCTTCAAGGCCTAAGCTTCTAAGTTCTTCTCTAGCAACATCTACGTCACCAGCATCATAATTAAATGTGCTTGCAACCTCAATTTCTTGCTGCCAGGTTACAGGTGGCAAATCTCCTTCTGGCATTGGAATGTCTGGAATTTCCGGTGGTGTTATTTTGTCAATTGTTACACTTCCATTGGCGTTAATCTTAACGTCATAGTCCGTGCCAGTTGCCGTCTTTAGATTTGACTCTAGTGCGCTTTCAAATTCACCCATTGAAACATCTGCAAGGCCCATAGCTGCTTTAATTTGTACTGCGACCTCGGCGCTGATTGTTTCATCCCCAAGGGCAGATCCTAGAACAGCATCTAGATTCAGTCCGGTTAGACCAGTAATCTTAGATACTCTGGACACAACCTCTGCTTCCATTACAACTGTTTGAGTCAAGTTGCCTTGTGAATCAATTGCTGTTCTCATAATGTCGCCAATATTTTCACCACGATCGACAATGTCATATTGAGTAGATACTGGGAGCTTGATGTTAATTTCATCAAAATCCATTCCAGTTAACCTTGAGAACTGATCCTTAATTGTGTCTAGAACCCCTAGACCATCATCACCTGCTGCATTTTCAATATCTGCTGCGACCTGCATTGGAATTTCTAATGGTCGGTCATTCTTAAAAGCGTTAGCTAAAACATTTCCTAGATTGGCACTATTGATGTTTTTACCAAGTGACCCAGCAATTGCGCTTTCATCAATACCAAGACCATTAACATCATCAATAATTCCCTTAATTTTAGGATTAACTTCCACATTGGAAATATCGTTTTCAAGATTACTAATGATTCTTTCGGCTGCATCTGCTGATCCAAATGATTTTCCGTCAATGTTACCCAGAATTCGTTTTGCAACATCGGCGTTTTCTTGTTCTTTAACTGTGATGGTTGGATTTAGCTCAATCGCTGGTCCATCCACAGAAGTTGGAGGCCCACCAAAAGTATCATCAATGAAATTATTAATCCCTGACCAAGCATCCTTAAATGGTTCTGTTAACGCTGACCCACCAAGACCAAAAGCCTCCGCTAGTCTAGGTAAGAATTTAGTTCCAACGTCTGCTGCTTTTCCTAAGCCAGCAAAAATTCCATCAAGATTCATACTGTCTGCAACATCAGTTAGATTCGCAAATGCGTTAGCAATACCACCAATACCATCTGAAATATTTTGCATATCAAAATTACCAGCAAAGGTGCCAAATGAATTCATTGCATTTGTAAAGCCATCACTAGCAGAGGACCAATCCGTACCGCTCAGTGAATCTCTAAACTTTTCAAAGCCTTCACGCATTGGGTCGAGCTTGTCGCTTGACATAAACTCTTGCATATTATTGAATCCTGCTGCGGCTTTTTCTATGCCGGTGCCAATCCCACTAATAATTCCCGGTAATGCCGCAAAGGCGCTATTTACCGCCTTATTCACTTCTGGACTATCTAGCTTTCCAAAGAATTCTCCAATACCTTTTGTAATAGCAGGCATATTATCCATGAGAGAATTTAGACTACTATCACCAAAATCAAATGCTTTCTGTAATGCTGGTCCAACTTGGGCTGCAACAGCAGGTAATTTATCCCCAAGTTCATTTACCAATGCTCCGGTTTGTGATGCAATACGGCTAATTGAAGGAGTTACCTGATCAAATGCAGCTTGTAATTTAGGAGCTGCATTTGCAATAGGAATTGCAACAGGAGTTGCTAACTGCTTCATTGTTGAAGAAACAGACTCTCCTAATTGAGAATAAGCTTCTTTTACCGCTGGAACATCTTTTACCAGATATGCAAAGCCACCAATAAACGCTCCACCAATTGCAGCTCCTACAGCACCGGCAATTCCTGCAATGGTTCCAAGTGCAGCGGTGGCTGCGTAAGCTCCTGCTGTAATTGCTCCTGTGCCAACAACACCAATTATTCCAAGTCCAACGAACGCCGATGCTGCGGAAACGACTGCGTTTGCAACGCCTCCAAATGCACCAGCCAATTTCGGTCCGGCACCAGCAAGTGATGCCATTTTAGTTGTCACTCCACCAGCCACGTCACCAAGTGCTGCCATACCTTTAAAGAGTCCACCAACCAAAGGTATTCTGCTAGTCATAGCACCGATACCTCTGTTAATCCCGTTGCTTAGTCTGCTAACGTTTCTCAGCGTACTACTCATACCGCTGTTATCATCATTGAATGCCCTAGATATTCTGCGACCGGCATCGGTCGCACTATTGCCAATATCGTTAAATATTCTGGTCACTCTTTGAATTCTAGATTCATTCACATTGACACGTAGAGTTGTATCTCTAGGCCTAGTCAAAGCGGCTAATTTTGCGGCGGCTTCGGTGGTCTCTGCTTCAACTTTAACCCTTGCTATTTGTGCTTGATTGTTATTCGCATTCGTTCTAATAGATTTTATAGCTTTAATATCTTGTTGTAGACGATTTCTATCGGCAAGACGAACATCAAGATTAATAGCTTGGCGTTTTACATTCTGAAGATTTTTAAGATCCTTGTTGATATTCTTCAGTGCTGTATTATCAGCTTGAGTTCTAAGTTTAACTGGAGTTTTTTCAATATCAGCCTTTTGCTTCTTAAGATCATTGATGGCATTATCACGATCCATAATCGCTCTAATTTTAATGTTAGTGTCTTTAAGATTACTCTTAAGATTCTTTAAAGCTTCATTGCTAGTATCAACAACTCTAACTGGCTCTCCCAATTGAGTTTTTCTGCTTGCAAGTTTCTGCTCTAAGTCTCGCAGTCGACGCTCATTAATTTTAATCTCTGCCAACATTTCAATTGGCTGCCTATTAAAATCGCGCTCCATGTCTGCAATATCTTTACGCAATTTGCGTCTTGCATTAGCAGACTCAACTATTCCATTTTCACCTGTATTGGGTAGTTTTAATCTCGATCTAGATTTCTCTAGAGTCTCCAGTCGCTCAAGCTCTTGACGCATCTTGGTAAGTTGAATCAACTTCTTAGAATCAAATTCTGCTGTTATTACTGGACGATCTTGCTTAAGCTTGTCTATCTGAGACTGGTACCTATTGATTTCTGCATCATTGAATTTAAATCTTATTTCTTGATCACCAAAATCTTTAGATGCTATTTTAGAGTCATTCGCAACATTTCTTAATGCTCTACGATAATTATTTAACTGCTCTGTTGCATTATTTAATTCAGCATCATAAAATGACTGCCCTCTAGATTGACGAAGTTGTTCTGCATCTTTTAGTGCCTTGCGTAACTTTTCATTCGCTTTGTCAATGCTAGTGAAATCTGTATCAATTTTCACCTGTTTTGTGACAGACTCACCTAAGCTATCTTTACCTTTACCAGTCAACTTACCAACATCTTTAGAATTGGTATTGATATTAACATCTACATCTTTGCTTCTAATAGCACGCATTGCTGTTTCCGCTTGAGAAAGCTCTGCAAGACCTTTAACCTTAAATCTAACAACTACAGTTTTATCAGCAATAGCATTGATGTATTCTACGTTTCTTAGTAGCTCAGGGATTCCTCTAGATTCAACATCAATATTGATAGTTCTACTTCTACCGGCGGTGCGTGCTGAATCTAAAGCATTTTGATCTACATCAACTTCTACTTCAATTTTCTTTCTAACAGCCGCGATGGCAACGTCAATAGCTTCAATTTTCTCTATGCCATCAACATCTACATTTACACGAGCAGTACCAGAGCTTTCTTTGATTTTCTTTTGAAAAGCTTTGATTCCTTTTTCGGCAAATGCAATATCATATTCTAATTCGTCTCTGCCCTTGGTGCCTTCCGCAAAATCCACACGCTCCGCACGCATTGATTTTAGATCTGCACGCATTTCCTTGAGTCTTGCTGCATCATCTTCAGAGATAATACCTTTATTGGCTACTGCATCAATATCATCCTGCAAAGCCTTTCTATCTAGATTGGCCTGCAATATATTTCTTTGACCCAGTAGGTCATCAAGCTCACGCTTTAGCCTACCTATATTGCTATCATCAAAACTAGTGCCAATATTAACATTTTCATCTCCAAGGCTATCAAGCACACCTTTAAGGGCAGTTGCTTTGGCAATAGCATCATCAATATCTACATCAATGTCAATTGATCTACCGCTAAGAGCGTCAATGGCAGTAGCCAAGGCTGCAACTTTAGACATGGCTTTATCAGTATCAATTTTGATCTTGATTTTTTTACTGTCGTTAGCCAATTGTTTGTATTGCGCTCTAGCATCTTCTGTATCAATTTCAATCTTTACAGGCTCGCCAAAATTTCCATGCTTTTGAGCTAGTCTATTTAGCTTTCCATTAGCCGAATCAACATCAATATTAAGAGTAACGCCTTCAGAGAATTTATTCTTCTTGTCATGAAGTCTATCTAGCTTGCTGTTGGCCGGTCCGGCATCGAGTTCAATCCTGGTTGATTCTTTTTCAAACTTAGTCTTCTTATCAAGAAGGCGATCTAATTTACTATTAGCTGGACCTGCATCAAGCTCAATTCTGTGTGCTTTACTAAGCCCTTCTTTTTTCTCTAGAAGTCTATCTAGTTTACCATCGGCACTACTTGTACTCAGATCAATTTGAGCATCAAGGGTGCCAAGCTCTTTAGCCCTATTGTGAAGATGGTTGAGCTTATCTCTGGCCTTTTTGGTGTCTAAATCAAAGTCTCCAATATCCTTACCAAGATCTTGAGCCTCTTTGTTGATATCTTTAATTGATTTTAAAGCTTTGTCTTTATCAATATCAACTTCAATTGTTACCTTTTTATCTTTAAGGGCTTCAATTGCTGCTGCTGCTTTTAGTGCTGCTGCGCTTACACTTTCTGATCCTGTAATAGAAACTTTAACATTATTACCACCGGCCATTTAACAAACTCACCACCTTTCATCTTCTTTTTGATGCTTTCTCTTGTGCTTCTCTTTGCTCTTCCAAAACGTCCAAGAAAGCAGTTACTTCTAATTGGTCTAATTTCATATATTCAGTTGGGCTTAATCCTGTACTGATGCAGAAGAGGGCCTGACGCCGCGCTTGCCACTTGAGGACTTCACTTCTTTTTTTTCTTCTTCATCTTCGCTATCGCCACCAATATCATCTAGAACATCTTGCAGGCTGGAGCGATCAACATAGTCCTCAAACTTAAGACCTTCCTCTTCACGCTTAACGCGAATCCAAGCCATTGTAGCTAATAGCTCCATGCGAGGGCGATCTTCACGACCGGCTTTCTCCCAGAAGTCTTCTACTGAAGTTCTGGTTACAGTCTCGAATTCAATCGTTTCTTTCATGCTTAGTGGATCATTTTTACTTCTTTTAACAGACATTATTTTTCCTTTTCTTTAGAGGCCACATAGGGCGATTATCTTTTTAACATCTCTATCTAACTCTGATAGCACATATGGAACGCTTGCATACAGCGGAATAGTCATATATTTCCTTGCTGGAATAGTATGCGGACCATACCATCCTGTTCCTATGCCACCATCATGATTAATTCTAGCATAATCATAACCTGTCGGTGAATGAGCTGAAGCAATCCCATTAACTCCCCAAGCGTGTGCTTTTTCTTCAATACTGCGAGCTAGTTTTCCTGTATCAACAGGAGTCATGGCAATTTGCTCATTTTTAAGCTTATCTGCAATACGAACGAAAGCAAAGTAAAAACCCTTTTGCATCTCCGATGCTAAACGCCTTAACTTAAATGGGATACCATTGTCATCTACTTTGACCTGAATAATTATGCTCATTAGATACAATTATACCAGCAAAAATATTTTCATTTTTGCTGGTATAACTATTTACTAGGATGTTGCAATTACTTTGTTGGGCTGACCAACAACTTCAAATTCATACTCGAAAGTTGAATCTGAACCGGCCTCGACACTGATGTCGGGACGGAAAGGAATACGAACCATACCTGTGTACTTAGGCTTGCTTGCAGAGATAACGCCTGATACAGGCTGAATCTCAAACTCTGCACTTGATCCTGCATTTTCCCATAGGTAATCGTGTAGAGAACCTGCACTACCGCCGTCCCAAGCTGCTGTAACAGTTAGAGTCCATTCACGGTTTGCACCTGCGTTATACTCACCAAATGTCTGTGAATCCGCGTCGGCATCGTCTGAACTTAGTTCGAAACTAACAACGTCATCAATCCAGTCAGTCGTTCCAACCTTTAGAGCGAAAATGCTCTTTAGTTTTCCATTTGCTAATGGCATATTACTTCACTATCCTTTCTTAAATATTTAAAGCTTTCTCAAAATATTATAGCATTAATTAACATTTGAGATCACTTTTTTAAATATTATCTAGCGGTGTTAGAGTACTAACGATTACAACCCCTGCATAATATTCATTACTTTGCCCTTCAAACTTAATTTTTTGAGGTCCAGAGCAAGCATCTACAGTCCACTCAGCGCCTTGTGGATCTGCTATTGCCATAATTGTCTTTTCTATTAGATCGTCTACTTCATCAATAGATGCCTCTCCCGAACCACCTGAAACCACAACGATAGATAATTGTATGTTCCAAGCATTCATTCTTGTTTGAGGTGCAAATGAAATATAATTATCTGTAGGTGTAATAAAGTTGACTGGTGGCTTAATGTTCTTAGTGTTGAACAAAGTCGTAGTCTTTATACCATAAGACTGTAATGTTTCTGCCAATTGCTTTCTTACTTCTTTTAGTCTCGCCATGCCTGAATTATACCGCACTTATCATAAATATGCGGTATGGACTGAGGAGTGAATCTGCAATTGGATTTCCAGTTGAATCTCTATATGCGGAGAAGTTAAATGTATATGAACTGTCTGCCGATGTATTCATGTTTAAGAAGAACTTACGCCTGAATTCAATATCATCTGAGATGAAATATCTAATTAATTCAAGACTTGCTTCTTTCACCGGCCTGGGAACACTTTCATATCCCCATGATCCAGTTACATTAAACCAGGAATTTCCTGGAATGTTTTTACTAAATACAGTTGATCTAACCCATTCATCTCTACGACTTAGAAGTAAACCTGAATCTGCTAATTGATATTCAGTCATATCGTTACTGTCAAAATATTCATTATAGGCTAACCCATTAGAAATAGATTCACATTTTGACATATATTGATCTAAAACAATAGATTCTTTCGACGCATAAATAGATTTAGTTCCGTACCAGTGATTAAATTTCTGATTGCAATATTCTTCAATAACTAAACGAACTACGGCTTCGACAATATCATATTGCCAATATTCAATTGAATACTTGTCTCCTGTTGCATCCAATCCTCTATAGCTATTGACTTCATCAAATGAAACCAGGCGTCTAGATATTTCATAGACGCTTGACTCTTTATGTAATCCATATCCATCTAATTCATATTCAAAATCTACCTTGGCAAACCTTTTATTTGCTAATAGAGCAGAGGGAACTGCAATTAGATATGCCTGATCCAATTCTGTCACAGGTAAAGGACTTGAATTAGCAAAATCATTTGTGGCACTAGTAGAGATCTTAGCAGTAGGAATTGATACTGGCTCTACAGTTACTCCCTTTACATGGATCTTATGTTCTAGCTGATTGATTTCATTGCTATATAGTTCATTCATTTCTTAAATTATATCATTGTTTTCTGAAATAAGCATTAACCTCTTGTGGCGAAGCTTTATGAAATCCAGTGCTTTGTCTTAATAATTCATCTGCATCTTCTTTAGACATAAGGATATACTTATTACTCTGAGTAAATTTAAACTTCTTAAATCTATATTCAATATTATTTCTATCCATGCAGACAACAGTCATACTGTCATACTGTGTATTATCTACCGCTTCTCGCTCTTGTTTTTTATTAAAGCTATCAATATTCTCAGGTGTAATACCCAGGTCTTCTAGTGTGAATACTAGATCTTTCTGTGTATACTTTCCTTCCGGCAAATCTAGCTCTAGCTTTTCAAATAATGCTTCAAGGTCTTTCTTCGATTGACTTTTAAATGCCTTCATAATGCTCCTTCTGCTGCATCTATCTTATCATAATGAGTTGTAAGCAACTTAGTTCAAAAAAAATAGACCCAAATTAATGGGTCTATTTTAATAGTAAATTCTCTACTTAGAGGGTAGGAATGTTACGCACGGTAACGATCGCGTCCAAATCCTGCCAAGCAATTGCAAAGCGAACGAATACAGTGTACTCGATAGCATCTTTCTTTGCAACATACTCACGGTTAACCTTAACTTCACGCTGCATACCAACCAAACGGTTGTCAGCAGAAGTGTACTCTAGGAATCCAGTGGTGTCATTGCCAGTCTTACCCGTTGAAGAGTTTAGATCTGAGAATACTGAATCGAATAGAGGAACCTCTTTTAGCGGAACGTTGAACGGATTAAGCGTCTGGAAACCAGCGGCTCCACCCACCTGTGGGTCTTGGCGAAGAGTATTCGCTACAACCTCATTAGGAACAATCCCTGCATCTGACTGACCAGCTAAGTAATCTACGATTAGCTTAGTTGATGCATATAGCTTAGGTCCGTTGTTACGACCAACATACTGACGTGGCATAGCCTCGAAAGCCTGTAGGAAGTGTGCGCGACCTAGACGATCATTGACACCGCCAGTTAGTGCATCTACAACGCGGCCATCTTCAAGGGCCTTCTTGCGCCATCCATCAAATGCACTTAGAAGTGGATCTGCGGAATTGACATCGCCATGAATTGATAGCTCTTCTAGGTTCTCTGCGAAACGCCATGCGAATAGTTTCGTGAGATGATCATCAATTGAGTCACCTTCGATAGTATCCTCTAGTGCTTCAGTTGAAAGCTCGTAATCTAGACGTAGCTTTTCGGTCTTCATTGAGACCTTGGTGAAGTTAGCCTGTGCGTTCTTACCCGTATCAATAGCCTCTACTGCCTTACTAACGATCCTGCGGCCTACCCGAACGGTACTCCACTCATAAACAGGTGCATTCAGTTTCTTAAACTGAGCTTCCTTCCACAATACGGTTGCATCCCAAATACGATCAAGAAAACTATTTGCATGATCGCGTGCCATAATTGCGCCGGTTGATTCACCGTTACCAATAGTGGACGTAGTGATGACTTTTTCTAACATTTCTTCACTCATTGTCGAACCCCTTTCAAAATTTTATAATTTAGTTTAAATTGTAACATATTAATATCCGAAATCCTTGGAATAGAAATATCCATTACTAGATTTTTTCTTTTCTTCTGGATTATGGTTCGACGGTGCAACCAAACCTTTGCTTATAGCCTGCTGACCATCATATACATCTAATCTCTTTTGAGTAGCCTGAACAGACTCATCGAACTGATGAAGCTTTTCTTTAAGCTCATTGTGGCGCTCTTCAGTCTCATCAATTTTAGTTTTGATATCAGATAAATCCTTATTGAAGGTTTCAAACTGACTCTTGATATCTTCAAATCCCTTTGATGTTTCTAATTGAGCACCTTCTAATGCTTCTCTTACAGCCTCAGCGATTAGAGCTTTAATATCGGCGTCAGAAATTTTCTCTGACTCCACCGGCTCAATTACCTCTTCTGCTGTTTCAACTTCTACTTCAGCGTCGGGAGTTTCTACAACTTCCTCCACCTCTGTTTCGGCCTCTTCTACAATTTCAGTTTCAGGTACTTCAGTTTCTACAACAGCCTCTTCGACCGCTGCGATTTCTTCCTCATTACCTTCAACATCTTTTACGATTTCTACAGTTGTGTCACTCATGATAGATTGACCTCCCTTCGCTTGTAATTCTCCAAAAACATTGTCTAACGCTTTTGCAATATCATCATTCTCGTTAATTGATCCCATACAAACCATTGCTTCATCACATTCAGGGCAAGATAGCTCATCTGAATGAGAACCTAGTCCTAATGTATCAAAGCCACAGTAAAATAGATTCTGAGTATCAAAGCTTTTTTGCAAGACTGCATTATCAAAAGACTTAAACACCGAAAGAACGTTTCCTAGCCCATTCATAGGACTATCAACAATAGATAGCTCTACAAGACTATATTCATCAATAACTTGAATTGTTTTTTTAACATTTGCTTTGTAAGCTTTTGATGCCTTTTTAACGGCACCGCCAATACTAAAACCTGACAGAGTTCCATCCAAGCACATTTGCCAAACATCTTCAGCTCCCTTGGAAATATAAACTGCAACTTTAATTCCATTATGAGTTTCCCCAGTAATTTCGTCATAAAAAGTAGCCGGGGTAAAGTCTAGGACTCTACCTACCGGCTTCGTTTTATCATGTTGTAGTCTGACATTTCCTCGAAAATCCTGAAATGCCTTAAGGCTAGCTTCTGCTGAAACAATGTCATCACCAAAATCAATATTATCCAAAGTCGCAAAACCGACCACCACTCGATCTGAACCCTCTAGGGTTGTAAGATCAAATGATAAGTCTAATTGACTGCCAGTTCTTTGATATAACGCCTTATTGAAATCTGTCATTATGTTCATAAGTATAACATATGTTTATTTAAATAAACAAATTTCTACTCTTTACTCCCTTTTCCTTTGGCATTTCTACTATGTATAGCTGTTGCACTATCACTCGCAGTAGACTGACGCTCCTGATCTCTAGTTCTACTGTTATATGATTGGCTCTTTTGCTCTGCTCTATTCTGAGCAATATCATTTTCACCAACACCAACTTCAGCAAGTGCCCTTTGATCAAGAGGCAATGTTCCTTCTCCATCTGCACGAGGTCTGAGATTAAGTTCGGTACGAACCTCATCGGGAACAATTACACCCCAACGTAAGTAGCGTTCGTGAATCTGTGATTTCTGGTCTTCATCAGTAAGTGCATATTCCTTTAGCTTAAAATCAAATAAGTCAGTCATCTCAGAGATAATCTTATTAAGCTTCTTTTCCACCACCCGCTGAATCGGCCTACAAACTGTCTCTTTGAATCCCCTCTCTGACATTTCTGTTTCACCCTGTGAAGATGCAGCAGATGAAATACCAATACGTCCTGGTGGAACTCTATGTCTTGAAGTAATGAATTGAATATTCTCTTTGATGTATGTATTCCAAGACGAATCTTGTTCTCTTGTTTCTACTGGTTCAAAGGAAATATCCTTTCCATCACCGGCAGGCATTGGAATTAAAATAGTTCTATGATGAACTCCCTTAGTCTGAGTTTCAAAGAATTTCAACAGATTTGCTTGCTGAACAGTTGAAAGATTCAACCCCTTGGTTTTAATAATGTATCTAGGAACAGCCTTGTTTTCAAAGTATTCAATATTATACCGCTGAGCAAACTCCATGCCTGAAATAGCATTGATAATTGAAACAGCTTCAGGCGTTCCATAGTAGTCATCAGTTGATGAATATTTCTTCAAGTGGATAATCTCATTTGGATGCCTGTCCTGCTGAAAAGGATCTTTTGTTGTTATATCTCCATAATTTCTAAAGAAAACATATCTTCCATCTACATACTGAACAAATCCATCTCGATTATTTCGGACTCTAATGCTCTTAGCATTGATATGACCAAGGTAATTAATCATTCCTTTGGTGTCCCGGCCAACCTCAAGATATCCATTACCCATAGTCCAGTAATCTTGAACATACTTAATCAATGTCTGCTCGAATTCATCCAAGCCATTCAGTGATTCAAATATATTTCCTAGGGCTTCTCTGGTATCTTCAAGCTGCTCATTTACTTTACGATTAGCAAGCTTACTTTTTTTTGAGGAAGCATCTCTAAGTTTTTCTGCGGTTCTATTATATTCAAAGGTATATCCAAGACCTACAGTATTGTCAATCTTTGCATCAATAGATGAAGCATGATATGAGGAAATGTCATATAGTCTTCCAAGATATTCTAAATTATATTTAGGCTCGGCAACATCTAGAACATTGTAAATGGATGCATTAGGAACATTTTCCAGTGCCTTGCTGCTCCCTGGCTTCACAAATTCTGGAATATCATCAATCTTCTTAGTGAACTTATCTTCAGATGAAGCAATAAGCTCTTTACTTAATGCTCCATATTGAAGCTCTCCCAATAAATCACTTACATTCATATCTTCCATTAAATAAGACCCTGCTCCTTAAACTCATACATTTGCTCTAATAGTTCTTCATCAGTACAGGGATATTGACCATCAAGAAATTCTACACTTCCCGAAATGTCAAGTCCTTCACGCCAAAGAATTTTATGAGCAGTGAGTCGAACGTTTTCTTCACGAACTTTGTCGCCAAACCAAGATACTAGAGCTAGCATATCTCCATTTTCATTGGCTAAAATCTTTCCATTGCTACGCCTATAAACATAGACGCCAAGCCTAGAGGTTCTAAGCTTCTTGGCTCCAGTAGCTTTAAGGGCATTTAATTGCTCTGATTCAACATTATTATCATTGTCATTCATAAATTAAAGTTTATCACAAATAATTGGATAAAATTGCTTAAAACTACTCTAGCTAGGATAGATAAGCGAATATTTCTGCAATTAATCCTTTTCCGGGTGTTGTTCCAATAGCACTTGTATAAACCCAAATGTATTCACCGGCAGAAATGGTCAGTGATCCCGTTATTGCAGTTGGGTTAGTTGTGGCGGTTCCAGATGTTCCAGAAATAACTGTTGGGCTTCCTGTTGGAGTGGACGCTTTTCTTATTTCACATGTTGTTGTCCCGGATGCATCTGCTGTTCCAAGACGATATCTAATTGAAGTTATTGTAATAGTTCTTTCAATTCTAATACCATATAGCATTTCTCCATAGCCAACTGCTCTCGTATCAAGAGACTGAATATAAGAAAAATCATATGGTCTTGCACCTGTAGCTATTTTAGCCACAGTAACATTTGCATCAGTAATTTTAGATGTAGTTACAGTGTTGTCTGTAGGAGTTCTAGTGTCTGTTAGGCGAGAATCATTGCCTTGAACTACTTTGCCTATACCGGAGCCAAAATCAACGGCAATATTAATTGGTGAAGTTAAATCTCCACCCCCTGTAAGACCAATTCCAGCTACAACACCAGCAGTATCAAGATCAGTGATATCACTCAGAGTATGTGTATGTGCTTCAATTGGGAACGTTGACGGCTTGCCCGTAATATTAGCCCAAGGCACTGTTCCGTCTTCTGCTGTGCTTGCAATAGCAACCCACTGACCATTGCCTGAACTATTACTTGCTACCCATGAATATCCGGCAGTTGAAGTAGGTGTTAGTCTTGGAGAAGTGGCAAATATCTTTTGACCAGTAATTGTTTCCGATCCATCTAAATGAACCAATCCTGAATCTTCTGCTTTAGCATCTAAAGCAGTCTGAAGGCCAGTTACATTGTTTATGCTGTGAGTATGTCCAGTATCAGATTTTTCTGAAGCAATATTATCAACGTAAAGTTTTGTTGTGGCATGTGTATTTGCTGTTGGAGTCGCAATATTTAGCTGAGCTGAAAAAGTTTTTGTTCCGGTAATAGTTTGATTGTCTGTTAATTTCACAGCAGCTCCATTTAGTGCGGTCAGCACTGTCTTTAAGTCCTTTAGTCCAACATGAATCCAATCATGAAAGTCATCATGTCCCAAATCACCAATTGAAACATCTGATGGAAGTAATTCAATCGTATCTAATAATGCCATAGTAATTAAATTATACCATGATATTAGAATTCATCAATAATGGTTCCAGTCAAAATGCCCATAGCCTTATCACTTCTTGTTGGGTGGCCAATTACTTTGAATTCATAATCCCATTGACTTTCTTCACCGGCCTTTACTCGAATATCTGGTTTATATGGAATTCTAATTAAACCCTGATAATAACGCTTAGTTAATGGATCAAAGTCACTAAATGGTCGAATAATAAAGTCTGTTGTATATCCTGAATAATTCCATAGTAGATCATGAAGGCTTCCTTCAGCACCACCATCAAATACAGCACCCACCTTTAGTGTCCATTCCACTGCTCTACCAGCAGTATATTTACCAAAAGTTACACGTTCTGGATCAAGAGGCTTAGACTCCAAAGAAAAATTTGTAAGATCTTCAACATAGTTTTTTCCAGCGATATGAAAAGCGAACACGCTTTTCACTTTTGTTTTTGGAATATATTCGCTAGAGTATGTTGAAAGATAAAGGTCTGAATAAATATCGCTCATTATATAATTCTATCACAAATCAGCTTTCCCAATATATAAAAGTTCCTGCGGCTGCAATGTTTCTAGCACACATTGCTACTAAGTTCTCTTCGTCCCACATCAACTCTGGGAACTTAGTTCTAGGCTTGATATGGTCAACAGTATTGGCGAAGTCGCCGCATGTAGTACATTCGTAGTTATCACGTATGAGTATCTTCTTCTGTAGTTTGCGCCATCGCCAGGACTTGAGTGGGTCGCCTGGTTCGTTCTTACTCATACCTTCACCACAGTTAGATACGAATTAGTACCGCCCGATACAACGTCCCTATCAGTCAATCCCGACGTTGCCATCGCTTCAACGGTGATCAATGTATCTACGCTAGGTGTATATGACGCTAGAGATACGCCTGCTTCTCTTGTGCCACCGGCACCTGTAGCTATAACAGTGCCATTTGCTTTAATGCGTGTTTGATTACCTGCATGTGATCCACCTCTATAGGTTTGTGCTGCGATATTAACTGTTATGCCTGATGGAATTAATAGACCATCTGAAGTAATAACTGTATCTGGATAGCCAGATCGAATAGTCCAACCTGTTACTAGCGTCCAAACATTTGTAGATACAGTCTGGTTACCTGACTTGTCCATCCCCATATTGATTAATGGTTTTACGGTGGGTCTTATTATCATAAACATCTTATTATTATAGCACTCAGAGGTTTTCTAGGTTCCCGGCGAATCTACAGCATGTTCCGAATATCAAAATTCATATCTGGTTCTATAGGACGATAATCAATTGATTCTCTATCTCTCTTTGCCCCATTACATGAATTGCAAAGAACCTGAAAATTATCTAAAGAATGTCGGCTAATGAGACCCCATGATACAGGAATTATATGATCTAAAGTCAAGTCTTTTGTCGTACCGCATTTCACACAACAAATATTGTTATTCATAAAATTTTTAACCTCCTTGGTTGTGCATTCTATAGATAATTTCTTTCTTTTTACATAGGTTCTTCTATTGATTGCAGCAACTACATGTGGGTTGTTTTTCTTCCAAAGCTTTTTTCTAATGCGCTCATTTTCTCTAGCTTTAGGAGATAAATTTGCATAGAGACTTGCTCCTTTCCTATAACCAACTTTTTTGGCTTTAAGATTTCTGACTTCTTTTTGGCAGTCTCTGCAACGAGACGATACCCCGGTGGTCTTGGTGTTATCTTTCGTGAAACACTCTAAGGTCTTAATTTTATTGCATCTACTACATTTTTTCATTTGATTTAATTGTACTATAAAATGCGGAAGGGCACAGACTCTCGTCTGTGCCCTCTCCTCTGGTAGCGTAATCCCGCATATATAAGAGCAACTTGAGCCTTATATCCTGCACTGTGGTAACGACCGAATCCTATGGACTCTGTCAGCGATTCTCAAACCACAGAATCTAATCCACCGAATGATGGACTGATTATATTATATCAGACTATTGTACCTGCGGCATCTCTCCAATTAGTTCCATCAGAATAAATTGGCTTACTCAGTGATGAGTCATATATCAGTGCGCCCACACCGGCGAGTGATGCACTCGGTCTCGATCCTGTTGCAACAGAGCGTAATTGAACGGTACCTGTATTTCTTTTGATAGAGAATGCGGTATAAAGGAGCGCACCGGCATCACTATATGCGTTAAAATCAAAATTCGTTCCAGCATTTGATCCAGACTCTGCAACAGAATTGCCTCCAAATTTCCATCTATCAATACCTGCTGTTTGAATTCTGTTTACTCTTGCACTTGTAGCTGCTCCATTTATATCAAAGCCCGGAATTGTTCCAGTTCCTGCATTTGATCCTGCTGTTGCACCCGCTGAAAATTTAATATTAGAGGAATAAATATGAACACCTGAATGGTTTACACCGGTGCCGTTGTCATGAATCATTACTGCGCTCTGTCGTGTACCAAATTCGTTGTTATTATTAACATATGCATTTGGTGATCCAGAAATATACCATGCGTAGTTTGAATAAGGGGTAGATCTATCATCAATAATATTATTATTTGTAACTGTTAATTTTGTTGTTGTTGATTGCGCTCCAAACATAACTGAAATTCCAAAATTATTATCCAAATCATTACTTGCAATTACAGTTGTTCCATCCGCTAAATATTGTGATCCTGGTCTAATGATAATGTTTCCAGTAACTAATACATTTTTAGCGCCTGCTACAAAAACTCCTCCGCGAGAGCAATCAATTAAAGTATTCGCAGCGACTGTAATATTTTCTGCAAATGCTGTTGGATTAACTCTATCTGTATCTGGAAAACCACCGACAAAAACACCAACGCTTAGTAAATTTCCCGGCTCATCCGACGGACCACGCGAAACTCCTCTGACAATGTTTCCCGATATAGTGCCGTTTTTTGGCGCATTATCAGCATGAATACCGCCTCGACCAACATTGGTAATTGTGTTTCCAGAAACCACAAAATTTTGTGGACCTTGATCTGTGGAGGCCCCAGTAACATTAAATCCTGAAACCCAAATTCCAAAATAGGCCGCGCCATCAACTGTGTTTCCAACAGCAGTGACACTTTGGCAACCTCTAGAAAGAGAAAAACCGTTATCTGATCCTTTTATTGATGTATTGCCAATACAAATTGCTTGTTCACACCAAGTCCAGCCCCAATCCATTGTTAATTCTGATCTGGAAGAATTTAATCGTGATTCTCCTCTTACGCCAGAAAAAAGCATTGGTAAACCATGAGATTTTTTAACCTCGACTCTTTCAATTCTAACATCTCTTACTACTGTTGAAACACCTGGAGCTAAATTTCCAGAAACCTGCAAAGCAGAATTAAAACCGTTAGAAGTTGATGTTCTAGACCTTCTAGGTCCGGTAACATCATCTATAACTGTCCCTTCAAACG